CCTGTACCTAATAACAACTTTGTAATCCCTAGCTAATGGAGCAACACTTTACGCTTCATTCTTTACCAGCGGTGTTTATGCTGGAAGCACAGCTATCGGAAAGTATGGTAGGGACTCTTAATGACTACCTAGATAAGTTAATGGTAGATCAAGAACGCAAGAGCCATGCGGGTACATTAGTCGGGCAGATAGCCCACGGACAACAGCTTACGATGGATCATCATTGTGAAGAGTTAAAAGACTTTAACTGGACGATTCAGGGTCTGGCGATGGATTACGTCAAGCAGTTCTGCGCTCACTCTGGTAACCCACTAAAAGGTAAAAGAGAGGTTCTTACAGACGAGTTGTGGTCGGTGCATAGTTATCAGGGAGATTACAACCCAATGCACGATCATGGCACTAAAACCATTATGGGAGTCTCCTGCACCTGTTGGACAAAAGTACCCCAACAAATCCTAGATCAGCCCACAGCGGGAAGCCCTGAGTATAGTCTGTATAACTCTAGTGGAAATGCAGATGGGTGTCTGGCATTCAGTTATGGTCGTAATAGTTTATTAGATGTAGAGCGGTTAGCTCCTCCGCAAAGTTTTGTAATCAAGCCAGAAGTAGGGAAGTTCTTGATGTTTCCTAGCTGGCTAACACACATGGTTTACCCGTTTGAGGGCGAAGGTGAACGGCGTACTGTTGCCGCAAATTTGAATGTTTGGAAGGTAGAAGATGACGGAACAAGGCACTGAAGAAATCGTAGACGCAGAGGTTGTAGAAGAGGCAGAGGTTGCTCAACTTCCTCCTACCCCTGAGATGTTAACCGCTCGTATGGACGAGCTTAGAGAGCAGATTGGTCAGATTACTAATTTAATCAATGCTAATCAAAAGCAACTAGACACCTATGTAGCAGCATTTAACTGGTACTCACAACAGCTAGAAGCAGCTAATGCGGAGCAACAGTAATGGCTGCTAAAAGAACCCAAGCTAAAGTTTCAGATTCTCAGCAAACCCTAGCCGAATTAAAAACCCACCAAAGAGAGTGCGCTTTAAGATACGAACGAATAGAGGAACGGTTGAATGAGGGTTCTGAAAAGTTTAAAAAACTAGAAATGATGATTTGGGGCGTATATCCATTCATGGTGGCTACTATAGTGGCTGCAAAGTTTTTATGAGAAATGAAAGGCACAATACTGGCCTTTATGTTAGTTACAGTCATAGAAGGCAACGTAACGCAAGGTTCGGAGCAAATGTTATTTAGAGACATCCATAGATGTCAGCAATTTGCATATTGGATAGAACATAATTGTCGAGATGTCCGTTGTAGAGGGGGCATCAAACAACACAACATAACCGCTTACTGCAAGCCAGTGATGGCTGGAGCCAACCAAAAGTTTTGGGATTAGTTATGGTTAAGAAGTTACAAGAAAATTCTGTTTGGGCTAAATATGACATAGACCAAGACGGCACTGTTAGTGACGAAGAACTTGAACGCGCTACTCAAATGTTAGAATTAGATTTAAGAGAAGAAAAGCAAGATTCACAAAGGCGTATTGCTTGGGTAGCTATGTCTTCTATGGTGTTATACTCACTATTGCCGCTATTACCTTTTGTACCAGAAGAACGTTTATCAACCTTGTCTTCACTGAGCGATATGTTGTTCCTTAGTCAAGCCAGCATCATAGGTCTGTATTTCGGAGCGACAGCCTATATGTCGCGTAAACCGTAGAGGTTTACAATGATAATTGAAAGTGTAGCAGCGGCGGGTGCAATCCTGTCTACTATATCCACCGCCATCAATAAATTAAATGAGGTTGGCGACGGGGCTGCGAAAGCAGTTGAATTGATGCAAGGATTTAGTGATGCGCTAGATTCTTTTGAGCGTGAAAAGAAAGACTCAATAATCAACAATCTTAGTTCACAAGAGTTATTGAAACTAGAAAGCATTAAACACCGTCGTGATCAATGGGAAAAATCACTGCATGATATGTTAGTTATCCATGATCCAGCTTTGTTGCAAAGATGGGACGAAGCTAAAGCGAGGCAGAAAGCCAACCACAAACGACAGATGGAGGCTATTAAGGCCAGAGCCGCCGCCCGAAAGAAAATGATTCAACAGATATGGTTGATTATGGGAGTAACAGCAATAGGGTTACTTTGTGCATTTATCTTGATTGGAGGGGTCATATTGATTTTTAAATGATGGGATTTAAATTAAGTATTGGTTTAGGTATCGCCCTTGTTTTTCTAGCAGGGTCTTTCAAAATGTATTATGACAAGTCTCAGGCTGAGATTGATGCGTTTCATATAAGGTTAGAACAATCAATCCAGAACCAAAAAACCCTAGAGCGCACCATAGAAGAACAAAACGACAACCTAAAACAAACTATTCAAAACCATGACCTTATGCTTGCTCAAGTAGAACGTCTACAGAAAGAAAACATGATGGCTCAAAACGAGGTAACCGATATCAGAAAAAAGTTCTCACGGCACTCCATGGATGTGTTGTCCATCAGGAAGCCGAAACTTATCGAGAATATTATCAACCGTGGCACCAAGTCAGTGCTAAGTGATCTTAAAACCATTACCGATGAAACACAATTTGATGAAAACATTAATATTTCTGTTCCTGCTGCTGATTAGCGGTTGCTCTATACTCGGTTCAGGTCGAGACATTCCTGAAGTAAAACCTGTAGAAGTAGTGACAGTGGTAAAGAAAGCACCTACTTATCACCCCCCACTGCCCAATCAAATAGAACCTGTTCCTGTAGAATGGACGGTGTTAAATCCAGAACTTATGCAAGAATATCTCGATGACTTGAACGAAGGTAAAGCCCCCACCAATGCATGGTATGCCTTAACGACTAAAGGGTACGAGAACCTTTCTACTAACATGGCTGAAGTAAAAAGGTATTTGCGTCAGGTCTTGAGTATTTTAAAATATTATAGAGAACAAGATACTCAACAAGAGGCTGAAGATGGATAGAGCTAAATTAGAAGAAGAACTTAAACTAGATGAGGGTTGTGTATACGAAGTATATGAAGATCATTTAGGTTACGCCACTTTTGGTATAGGTCACTTAGTCAAAAAATCAGATGAAGAGCACGGACAACCTCTCGGCACACCAGTTTCTGAAGAACGAGTGACACAATGTTTTAACGAAGATATTGACACAGTTTGTGAGGAACTAGATAAAAATCTCCCTTGGTGGAGAACTCTACCAGAAACCAGACAGAGAGTTCTGGCTAATATGTGTTTTAATTTAGGTTACCCTAGACTCCGTGGTTTTAAAAACTTTTTAGCAGCTTTAGAGCTTGAGGACTGGGAAACGGCAGCTGAAGAAATGATGGATAGTCGTTGGTCTGAGCAAGTTGGAGAAAGAGCTGAAAGATTAAGAGACAAAATGTTGGGATATTAGTAATGCCTTTAAATAAGTTTGTATTCAGGCCTGGAATAAACAGAGAGGGAACCGATTATGATAACGAAGGTGGGTGGTTTGACGCTAACCTTATTCGTTTTAAAAATGGTCGACCTCAAAAAATAGGTGGGTGGGCTAAAGACACATTAAATACTTTTTTAGGAAAAGCACGATCACTGCATGGTTGGGTCTCTTTAGGTGGCACAAAATATCTTGGTGTGGGAACAACCTGGAAATTTTACATAAAAGCGGGTGATGATTTTGATGACATCACTCCGATACGAAGTACAACTAGTGCTGGGGACGTAACATTTTCTGCTACAAACGGTGACGCAACAATCACTGTAACAGACACAAGCCACGGAGCAGCAGCCAATGATTTTGTTACCTTTAGTGGAGCAGCCAGTCTGGGAGGTAATGTAACAGCAGCGGTCTTGAATCAAGAGTATCAAATATCCACAGTTCCCAGCACGAGTACATACACTATAGAAGCTAAAGATACTTCTGGAGCCACTGTAACCGCTAACGCGAGCGATAGCGGCAACGGAGGCGGTAGCACGGTAGGCACGTATCAGATCACAGTCGGACTTGACGTATTTGTCGCAGGTACTGGTTGGGGAACTGGTACGTGGGGAGCTGGCACGTGGGGCAGCTCCAGTGCACTGTCTTCTAGTAACCAACTACGTTTATGGTCTCAAGATCATTTCGGTGAAGATTTGATGATTTGTCCTCGTGGGGGGAGTATTTACAAATGGGTTGAGAACAGTGGAACTTCAGTACGAGCTATAAAACTTGCAGGAATAGCAGGAGCTGTTGATGTACCCACCATAGGTTTACAGGTGTTAACTTCAGAAAAAGACAGACACTTAATAGTTTTAGGTGCTGATCCTATGGAAAACTCTTCTCGCAGCGGTGAAAGTGACCCAATGTTAGTTGCATTTAGTGATCAAGAAAACGCATTAGATTTTGAGGCACGCAGCACTAACACAGCAGGAGAACTGAGACTTTCCTCCGGTAGTCAAATCATCGGAGCCGTAAAAGCAAGACAAGAAATCTTAATATGGACTGACACAGCTCTATACAGTATGCAGTTTATTGGCCCACCTTATACATTCGGAATCAACCTGATAAATGAAAACACAGGATTAATGTCACCTAAAGGTGCAGTCACCGCCCCGACTGGTGTTTTTTGGATGGGTTACGATAATTTTTATGTTTACACAGGATCGATCAAGAAAATACCTTGTTCTGTTTTGACCTATGTTTTTGACGATTTTAATTCATCTCAAGCGTTTAAAGTCCATGCTTTTAGCAACACACAGTTTGATGAAGTCGGTTGGTTTTATTGTTCGGCTAGTTCTACCGAAATAGATAAATACGTTGTCTATAATTACAGTGAGCAAGTTTGGTCTTATGGTCTTTTAGAACGACACGCTTGGCTAGATGCTGGAGTAGAACCCTACCCACGAGCCACCTTGGATGGTTATCTTTATGAACAAGAAACAGGGTTTGATGCAGACGGTAGCCCAATGACAAATGTTTACATTGAATCTTCAGATTTTGATATAGGTGATGGAGAACAATTCGCTTTCATAAATAAAATCATCCCTGATGTTAGGTTTTTAAGCAACAGTAGCGGTGGTCAGGTCAATATGGTTTTGAAAACCCGTAATTTTCCCGGAGAAGATTTGAGCACTAACAGCACGTCTGTCATTTCTAGCTCTACTAAACAAAACCACGTCAGGGCAAGAGCTAGACAGGCAGTGGTTAGGTTAGAATCAGACGATGATAACGTACCAGCTAATACAGAAACAGGTTGGCGACTCGGAGCTACTCGTTTGGATATTAGACCAGACGGCAGAAGATGAGTAAACTGCTCGTAACAAGACTTCCACTAGAACAAGAGCAGTCTGTTAGTAGTGACACGTATAATCGTTTAGTTCGAGTATTAGAACTTAACCTAGGTGAGTTTGATCCAGATAACATACGACAGATCGACGACACAGAAAAAGGAAAACTAGGGTTTAACGAAGGAAGTATAGTCTGGAACACCAACAATGAGTCTTTAGAGGTTTGGACAGGTAGTTACTGGTTAGCTATCAGTACTCCTCAAAACGATCGAGGTCTGTATGCTACGGGGGCTGTAGGAAAAGTGACACTTAAACTTAACGGTGCAACCACGATTACTCTATGATTTGTAAAGAATATACAATGTTGTTTGGATTAGTTAAACTTAATGGCTACAGGAGTTGAACATAGCTATGCAGACTCAAGGTATACAAAGTTTAGAAGATTTAGCTGATGCACGTCATGCTTTAGCGATTCACGGTCGCTATGGCGATACCACCATAGGACACCTAACTCCTGGAGAAATGGTACTTCCTCGCCCTATCGCTGATGACCCTGTATTAAAAAGACAGCTGTTTGATGCATTCGAGAGACATGAATTAAACCCATATCAGTATCAAGTAGGCCATTTTGAAAACTCTATCAACCCATTGACCGGAGTCCCAGAGTTCGGGTTTTTTAAAAAGATTGGTAAATTTCTTAAAAAAGCTGCCCCTGTCATTGGTCAAGTTGTAGGTTTTGCTATAGGTGGTCCTGCTGGAGCTGCTATTGGTGGAGGTATTGGCGGTGCGGTTAAAGAAGGAGACGTCGGTGGCGCGGTAAAAGGTGCTGCACAGGGGTATATCGGTGGGAATATAGCCCAAGGAATGGGGTTAACTGGCGGCCAAGGATTTTCAAAAGGAATAGCTTCTTTGAATCCTTTCAGTCAAAACTCAATGTACACTTTTGGTGCTAACCCAACACAAGCTAAAGGTATTGGCGCACTTTTCCAAAATGTCGGTGCTAATCTTGGTGATATGATAGCTCCTGGACAAACAGCTCCTGGAACAACTATTCCAAAGATAGGTGACACGTTTGATAAATTAAGCACATTTCAAAAAATGGGGGCTGCTGGTTTAGGACTAGCCGCCCTCGGTGGTTTTGAACCTGGAGAAGACGAATCAAGAATGCCTGATCCATCTGGTCAATTAGGTGGATATCTGCAAGCACCACTTAGACCAGCCACCATACCACAGCAATATCAATCTGCTGGCAGTTCTGTATCTGCAATGAATCCGTATGTAGCGACAACCAGTCCAAGTCTCGGAACTACAGCCTCAACCGCCCAACAAATAGAAGAGGCTATGAGAAATAAAGAGTATAGCGAATTACTTTTCCCACAATTTCAAAGAGTTAATGTCAAAAACGGAGGAAGGATACAAGATGGAAGTGAAATACCAGAACTAGATTTAAGAAAGACTGGGGGTGGTGTTTCTGATTCTGGTGGTTCTGGTGACGAAGATACAATACCCGCTATGTTAGCTGACGGAGAGTTTGTCATGACTAAACAAGCTGTCAAAGGAGTGGGTAATGGGAATCATTCAGAGGGTATTCGGACCTTGTATAACATGATGGCTATGAATGAAGATAAAGCTGCAATGATGGGCCTAGGGAGAGCATAATGTCAACAGAAAATACATACCAAAGAGTAGAGCAGCTCCCTCCTAATTACTTAGCACAATTTTTTGCTGGAGGTCAAGAGGGCGTTCCTGGAATAATGCCCCTATTGAATCAAGAGCTTGTTAATAGATTAAGCACTTTTGGTGTAGAAGGAGCTAATCCGTACACATATTCCGGACAACGTATAGCTGGGTTCACACCAGCAGAACAAGAAGGTTTCCGCATGACAGCGGAAGGTATGGGGAGTTATTTACCGTATTATCAAAGGGGTGAACAACTAACCGAACAAGGATTGGATAAAGCCACCGGAGCCTATAACCAAACTCGAGACTACATTAACCGAGCTGTGTCTGCCGGACAAATGAGCACAGACGAGGCTCAGGCTTTGTTGAGACAAACTCCTGGGATAGCTCGCTCAGCTTATGATGCTGGTGTGGGACAAATTGGTCAAGCAGGTGGTCAGTTAAATCAAGCATTTAATCTAGCAACAGGAGCTGGCGCAGATTTAAGTGAAGCTCAAGGAATGATTAGAGGTTCTCCAGCAAATCTTTCAGAAGCGTATGGAGATATTCGGTCGGCTCAGTTTGACCCTCGTGAAGCTAGAAGCATGCTACAGGGTGCAAGTGGTCGTCTCGGTGAATCGGCCATGACTGGATATGGGGCTACTGGCCGTTTTGACCCTGCAGGTATAGAAAGTTTCTACAATCCATTTGAAGAACAAGTCGTTCAACAAACCATGGAGGATGTTCGGAAAGGGTTGGCTCAAGGCGATATAGCTCGTAGAGCTAGTGAGGTTGGTGCAGGATCTTTTGGAGGTTCTCGCAGTCGGCTTCAAGCAGGGGAATTAGCTGATGCAGCAGCCAGAGGTGCCGCTTCTCAAATAGGGGCGATACGTTCGGGCGGTTATCAAGACGCAGCAAGAAGAGCTCAAACCGCTTTTGAAAATCAACAAGCTCGCCAAGCAGGTCAAGCGAATTTATTAGCAGGACTAGGCGCACAACAAGCCAGCATAGGCTCCCAATTAGGCCGACTAGGACTATCGACCGAAGCTCAAAAAATGCAACGTGGTCAAGCGTTAGGTGGTCTTGGTTTAGCCTCTGGTCAACAACAATTAGCAGCTGGTCAAGCGTTAGGTGGTCTGGGTTTAGCAGGACAAAGAGGTCAGTTAGCTCAGGCTGGGGCTTTAGGTCGGATGGCAGGTCAAAGGGCTGGAATGGGTACTCAGTTAGCTGGAATGGGCCAAAATTTAGCTGGAGTTTACGGTAGTACAGCTGGCGGTATAGGCAGTTTGGGCGGTAATTTAGCCAACATATACGGTGGTGCTGGTACTGATTTATTTAGGGCTGGATCTGGTTTAGGGCAGCTGTACGGTGGTGCTGGTCAACAGATGGCTGGGTTCGGTCAAGGTGTAAGTGCACTACAAGGCCAAGACATTAATAGAATGATGGGTATGGGCGGTATGCAAAGAGGAATGGATCAAAGAGGTCTAGACCTAGCTTACCAGAATTTTGTCGGTCAATACAACCAGCCGCTACAGACATTCGCCCAGATTGGTGGCCTGGGCGCAGGTTTTGCTCCTGCTTTAGGAGGACAAACAGTAGCACAAGGTTCTACAGGTAATGACACTAACCCATTAATGCAAGGTCTAGGCACAGCTTTAACCGCATATGGTGCATTTAATAGATTTTCATAATGGCGACTAGAGAAGAATTACTAAGGGGACTCGGAATGAGTGACGATTTTATCAATCGTCCTAATCCTTTTGGTACTTCTTTAGATTTAACACCAACTAGAGAAAGAGAACAATCTATCGAACAAACAATTATTCGATTGAGTAGAGAGGGTGTACCCTTAGACGAGATTTCTCAAATGACTGGTGTTGCACCCGATACAATTGTTCAAATTCTCGGACCAAGAGCACCACAACCAGCACCAACTACTGAGTTCGGTTTTCCGGATAATGCCTCAGCCATGGCTAATCCACAAAGACAACCGTATTTACCAGAACAAACTCCTCCACCGATAGGCATTGAATCGTTGGTACAGGAGTCTCCTGAACTAGATAGTTTTGTAGATCAGGGTAACACCATGACTGATCTTGTTTCTAACACAATAACTTTAGAAGACCCAGTCAACCCTCGTAGATATCTAGAAGAAGCAGCGATACATCGAGCCATGGAAAATAATGGTGTAGATTTAGAGGATCAAGATACAGACGGTTTAGACATAGAGAACGATTTGTCTAAAAGAGCTGCTTTAGCTTCTATGGTAGGAGCTTCTGCTAACGGTGTGGATGACGAAGACGCTGTAAAGACTATGAATACGATGACACGTATGAACAGTTTATTCGATCCAGGCAACCCTGAAGACTTAAAGAAGCAGCTGGAAATATATAAACAAGCAGCTGAAATATTCTATGACGTAGACGATCTTAAAGAGTTGATACCTCAACCAGATAAATCATTGCCATTCATGCTTGCGGGTGCAGCTTTGATTCAGTCCGGTGAAAAAGGTGAGAGCTGGGGTAGTGCTTTATCTAAAGCGTTTTTGAACTACGGCATGGCCAGAAATAAAGAAGAGAGAAAATACAAAGAAAAAATATTAGGTCTAGATTTAGCAGAGAAAAAAGGTATCATGGATTTTGCTACTAACATGTATATAGCGGATCTAAAAGACCAAAGAGCCATGGCTAGAGCATTAGCAACCAAGCAGCCTAATGTAGACTTGTATAAAGTACAAGGGTATCAACTCCCTGTTCCTCTTACCGATGCACAGTTACAACAAGGTTTTGTGAATGGTTTGCCAATCACTGGTAAATGGACCGAAACAGGTCAAGTCTTAAAAAACTTCACAATTACTGATGGTGCTGGTAATAAAGTGGTTAAAGCACTAACAGACCAAGCAGCTAAAACTTTGATTGACTCAGGTCTTTATGACGATATTCAAGTCGGAAACACGATGGGCGAGTATAAACTTTACAACGTGGACGGTGTTAATCAAATGCTTAGGCCAGTAGAGGCTAAAGCTCTTCAACAGGAAGGTAAAAAGATCAACCTTGCTAAGAATTCTTCATTAAAAACAGCATTCGATACCGTTCTCAATAAAAATGTTTATGTTGACTCTAGTGTGCTCAGAGACCAAGCTAAAGCAGGTACTGCCAGATATATCCCCATAGACGATCAAATGTTGATTGCTTTTGACGAAAAAGGTTTACCTGTTATTGGCAACGCTAATTTTATCACAGGGTTATTAAGTCAAAAAGATGTTTCAAGAGTTGTCAGAGAATTTGAAACAAACTATAAAGCCGCAAACTTTAATAGAAACCGAATACTCTCCACAATAGATGAAATAAAATCTGTCTTAGACACAGGTGCTCAACAAGGTACACCTCTGTTTTTCGGTGTGGCTGGAACTTTGACAGCTGGTGGCCGTAGGGTTATAAACGAAGTTGATCAGCTCAGTAAAATTTTCTCAGGAAAAGACAAAGGCTGGCGATTCATACAGGACGGTCAGACTGTTAGCTATGATAAACTTAAAGACGGTCTTGGTCTCGGAGACTATGTAGAAGAAAGCGGCTTCGGTAAGTTTTTAGTTAACTCAGGTTTGAAGAAAAAAGAAGCAGAAACTTTAGTGTTTCAATTAGCTCTTACGAGTGCGATGCTAGAGGGACAAAAAGGTCGTGACATATCTAATGAAGATATTAAACGATTTATGACAAGAGCAGGTGCCTACGCCACATCAGAAAGAGAGTTTAGAACCCTTCTAAATAACCTTGAGTTTAATGCGATAGACTATGTTGATAAGTATGTGGATTCTAATTTACGGTTAAGCTCTGCTAAAATGAAAAACCCAGATGGAGAAGGAACAGTACCAATACTGGAATATCAATTTAGGGATATCGTAACCAAAGATAATGATTACGCACCGACCGAGGGGTCAGAAACCATAGGCCAAAGAAGAGAACGCCTACGAAGCAGGAGACAAGTGTCCACGGACGGTGGGGTCGATAAAACTATTTCTGCTCCAACAGGAACTGCTAGCAAACCGTTGCCAGGAGGCGACGCGCTTTCCGGTGATGGCCAGAGAACACTTCATCAAGTTTATGAACACTATATGACCTTAGACAAGGATAAACGACTTGCTTACACTGCTAATTTAAGAAAGTCATTGGGCCTAAATTCACCCGAGTATAAAGCGATAGTTGATTACATTAAACGAGCGAGCTCAGCACCATAATGGCTCAAAACGATATAATAGATATTGATGCTCTTTTAGATGACTATGAAGCTGGGTTACTAGGCCAAGCTGCATCATCACAAGCTCAACAACAAGCATTAGCAGACCTAGATTTACAAAAGTTGACTCAGTTCGGTTACCAACCCCAGACTGAGCAAGGGTTTAACCCGAGTCCATTTTCTTCAGTCGGGACTTTTATGGAGGATAGACGTAGGAAACAACAAGCCATAGAAGCTGGCATCAAAGCGGATGACCCATACTTCATAGAAAAATACCTACCGACTGCTGACCCTCAAATTAGAGCGGAATACACAGGTGTGGATTTTACGGGCGGTGCTACGGGAGACATAATCCGTCAAATTTCTTTTTTACCTTCTGACGTAGGCAGCGACCCGAACTATGTGCAGAGAGTGGTTCAAAAAAATTATGCGCAGGACCATGGTATTTCTCCCACTTACGATTATAATGTAAGAGTAGAACCCAACACGAATGAATTAATATTCAACGACCCATTGAACAATAACCAACCCACCGTGGTTAATCCTCCAGGAATAGATAGAGGAGAACTGCTGGCGTTTGCTGAGCCGTTAGTTGCTGAAGTCGGGGCTGGTATAGCTGGTGGTTTAACGGCTGGAATCGTCACTGGCGGTAATCCCGTAGCTGCTGGTGGAGCAGCCATGGCAGCTGAAACTTTAGCGACTTATGTCTGGCGTTTACAGAATTTAAACTGGTTAGACAGTCAAGGTTATCTACCAGAAGACTATGATATAAATGGACAAGCTATGAAAGAAGCTGGGATGACAGCTCTTTTCAGTATTGGTGGCGTTGGGTTATTTAAACTGGCTAAGATGGCTTTTGGTGTAGCGAGTCCAGGAAGAGCTTTCCCGCTTGATGAAAATGAGTTCATTGAGTCATACAATAAAATATCTGGTGATACTTCTCAAATGACTTCTCCCCAAGTTATGATAGCTGCAGCCGATGAAGGCGTACCCATAACATCTAGTCAAGTAGAAGGAGCAGAACAAGCTCTCAGAGCTGAGGCAGAAAAAGCCACAGATGTGGGCGAAGAACTTAGGTCTTTGTATGGTGCTCAAGAACGAGAAGCCATGGAGAGTGCTGTTGAGCCGTTTGAAACTCAAGGAATAACTAGGGAGTTAGTCGGAGAGGAAGGTGGTGCAGCAGCAAGATCTGTAAGAGGACAGGAGTTTAGAGAAGTTGCTCAAGAGGCTTTAGATACGAACCCTAGAATGGTTCAAGCAGAAAGGGATTTAGAAAACTTAAACCTTGAGTCAGATAGAATATTCGGGGAACTAGTTGAAGGGTCCATGGACCCTGCTACAGCTGGTTCTAGTATAAGAGCTACTTTTCAACAAGCGAAAGATACAGCACTTCAGCAAGTAGATGATGCATACGATGAAGCCGCCACAGCAGCAGGATTCAAAGGAAATATAAAACCTTACGACTACAGTAAATTACTGAAACCTGTCAGACGTATGGAAAACATCGTTAAACAACAAGCCTTCGCAGATCCTAGAGAAGCTAAAAGACTACAGGCTATTTTAAAATCAATCAACGATGGTAAAATGAAGCCTCACAGTGTTTTTGTGAACGACTTGAGTGAGCTTAGATCAATAATAAGACAACAAAGTGACCTAGGAAAAAACGTAGATGACTTAATCACCATACGAGACAGTATGTTGAGTATTCGTAGAGACGCTCTCAAACGAAAAGGAGGAGAAGGTGCATTAGCTGCGTTTGAGGCAGCGGAAGCTTCGTACAGACAATTAAACGAAGACTTTAACAATAGACTCTTGAATAACATGTTGAAAATTCAAAATGTTAGCGCAGATAAATATGCTCAAGGTGATAAACAAGCCTATGAAGGTTTAGTGAATTTTTTCCGTTCTAACATCACTGAAAGAGCTGACGGCACATTAGACTCTCCTGAGTACATAAACAAGATATTACTAGACCCCCAAAACGCGGATGGATTGATAGGTCTAAAAGCTGGTTTAAAAAACGAGTTCAAAGAAAAAGTGCTAACTGAGCAGGGCGGTGTATTAAAGCCTAAATCAGCAACAGCCTTTGATAACTTTATGGCTAGAAATGGTGCGATCTTACGAAAGTTTTTCACCGAAGACGAACTAGCTCAGTTTGATAGTGCGGAAGCTTTTGCTAAGACTTTCAAACAAAATGAAATAAGTCTAGCAAAAACAAGAGATCAAATAAACAGTTCAACTAACTTAGCTCCTATAGCTGCGAACCTGAATAAACCTGAATTAATATTCAGAGACACATGGAAGCCTGGAGAAGTTACACCGACGAGAGAACTGTTCGACGCAGTCACAACACACGGTAACCAAGAATTACTTGATTCTTATAAGTCTTATATTTTTAAAGACTTTATGGAAAAAACACAAACTAAAGGCTCTTTGAATCAAGATATTTTTAACGCCTCTAGAATGGAACAATACTTAGACAACCATGGTGACGCTATGGAAGTCTGGTTCGGTAAAAAATTCGTAGCTCAGTTAAACGATATTACTCAGAAACTAAAACCCTACGATAATCTAGGCACAGCAAAATTATCTGAAGAAGATCATTTCTTACTCAATAGTATAAATTCTTTAGCTCGTGCTTATGTGGGCTTGTTTACAACTCCCGGTCGTGTTCTTACAGCGGTTAAAACTATTTACGGTGGTAACGCTGCCAGAAAACAACTTCAACTACTGTCCGACCCTGACAAACTATACGATGTCATAATGAAAGACAGGTGGCAGAAAAACCCAGCAGTGCGGGGAGCAGTGAGAGAGTTAGGTCGATTATTTTACAGAGAAGAAATAGATCAACCCACACTACAATCCGATATGACCCCGATGGAATCTATTATGTTTGGGCCAGATGAACAACTCAGGCCGACACTTAATCGAGGCGGTCACGTGGTTAGAAACTTAGGTGTGCCATTAAAGTACGGATACGGAGAATAAAATGTCGACTGATCAACTAATTGATCCAAGAACAGGCATGCCTATGAGGGTGTATGAAGCTCCTCAACAAGGAGGATCCGCGTACAATAAGCCTTTATTGCGTATAGATATGACTAATCCACAAGTACCAGCTATCAACCCATTGATAAGAATGTACAATCGTAGCCCTGCTAGTCAAGGCGGTTTAGAATCTCTTATAAACCCAGCAATGACTGATCCAGGTGGCGCAGACGATCGAGCAGCAATGATGGCGATGCAGCGGGATACATTTCTTCCATATTTAACTGGTAACCCAAGCGCAGGTGATGATTCAACCGAAGATGATGATTCTGTAGAAGATAACAGTTTCACTGGTGGAGTTGCTACAGACCAAGCTAATCCCGTTGCCGTAACTAGCGGTCAAGCAGGCATAGTCCCAATGACAGAAGGTCAAATGGGGAATCTTGCGTACCAAGACATGGGAACAATGCCAATCAGTAACGCTGGGTTTATGAACAATCTAAACTATAACCCTTATTCTAGTTTTCAAACAAACGAAGGAATAGGTGCTTTTGAGTATGATCCTAATATCGGGCCAGCAGCAAACGTAGCCGGAGATGCTTTAGCTCTTTACACAGGTCTAGGGTACATACCAGAATTCGGTGAAAGATTTGCTAATGTTTTTAGCAAAGGTTTTTCCAATTTAGGTGACCTAGTCAACAAAATACCAGGAGTAGGAGCAATTACTAGCAGAATAGGTGATGTTCTCAACAGAGGAGCAGCTCCTATAGAAAAATTTGTGGACGATTCCGTTAATCCGTTAGGGATAACGGGGGCATTATTGGAAAGAGTTGATGATAAAACTGTTGATAATCCAATAAGACAAGCGATAACTGATCTACAAGATCGCATGCCTTGGAATGTTAGAGCTTCTATGGAAAGGGCTAGAAATATTGATTTCTCAGAAAATTTAAATCAAGTAGATAACATAATGGATTCTTTGTCTCCACAATCACTTGCCCAATCAGTTGCAGACGAAGTGAATCAATTTTCAGACACAGATGTTGCAACTAACGCATTTTTAAGAGATCTTTTAGACACACAACAGATCGTTGACCCGACAATAATGGACACACAACAAAGCGTCGATGCTCTTGTAGATTCTTTAAGTTCACCAACATATGACGGAGTTTTATTGGGGAGTAGTCCTTTTGCTTCTAGTATTACTCCATTCGGTGTAGGGGATGACGCCATAACAGGAAGGTGGGATAGTTCTCTTAGAAACTTGCCTAGTCAACCTGGAACTGTTGAGTCTGGTATGGTTTATGATTATGACGCACCTACTCAAACTTTTATGGACAGAGCTATTGATGCAATGATAACCAGTGCGGGCACAGGTGGTGGCACTGTCGGTTCAATGGGCGGTGGTGGCGGTTCAATAGGCGGTGGCGGTTTTACTGGCGGCGTCGCTGGAGGAGGCAAGAAAACTGATCCAGTGGACGCTGGGGGTTAGGTTAACCAATCTTTCCATTTTTCTTCACCTAGTACAGTCTGCGCTATATTCTGTTTTTGTCTTAAAGACTTAACTATCTTCTCATCAACTGTGCGTTCACAAACTATATCTACATAGGTGACTTTATCTGTTTGACCTATCCTGTGTGCACGATCCTCAGACTGCAGCCTCTTTTCTAAATCGTAGTTATTTGAATAATAAATAACTGTATTAGCTTCAGTCAATGTGATGCCGTATCCTCCTGTCTGTGTATTACCAACGAAAAACCGAAGTGAACTATCCGGGTCTTGAAACTGATTAATGACTTCTGCTCTGCGGTCTTGTGTAACATCTCCGTGATAAGTTCCCACTGATTCTTCTCCATACACACGAGTAAGTTCATCTTGAATCTTTTGTATGTCGTGCCTGTAGTTAGCCCAAATGATAACCTTACCGTCAGTCTCTTCTAGTATCTCCATTAGCTCGGTTAATCTATGGCTAGGTAGTTCATCCACACCACCACCATCAAGACCAACAAACCCACAAGAAACCTGATGAAGTCTTATGATTTGAGTTATCAAATGAGTAATTGTTACTGTGCCTTTGCTTAGAGAAGCCCTCGCTTGCTTTTGTAATTCTTTGTATACCCGCTTTTGTTCATCTGTCATTTGAATAGTTCTTCTAAGATAAACTTTATCAGGTAAGTCTAAACAATCCTTTTTTAGTACTCTACAGCTAAATTTAAGGAGACTCTGGTTTAATTCTGTAAGGTTTTTGTACCCTAGTACCTGCTTGAACGTCCTACCGCTAGCAGAACGGTCAACTAAATTAGCGTATCTAGCTCTAAAAGCGAAGTAGCTGTTGTACCCGAGTAAAGCTGGATCTAGAAAGTATGCTTGACTGTACAAGTCTAGTGGACTTTTTGTCACAGGAGAACCTGTCAATATTCTTCTATAGTGAGCATATTTACCGAGCCTTACAGCATTGACAGTTCTTTTAGCTTTATGGTTTTTTATCGTTGTACTCTCGTCTATTATAAACATACACTTTCTTTTAAATAAAAAGTCAGTGACAAACCTTGTGCCTTTTTTCGTGCTCAAAGCCTCTATGTTCATGATTAATATGTTGAGTCGGTCTGGCTCTTCAAATAAAGTTTGAAGACATTTTAAATTTTTCTGAGAAGTTGAGTTAGACCATTTGACTACGTGGTAGTCTACTTGATCTGGTATATGGTTAGGTATCTCTTTACTAAACCAAGTATCATAGACCCCCTTAGGAGCTAGCACTAACACACCGTTTATGTTTCCTTCTCTATGTAGGTGTACGAAATTATCAATAGCTACCTTAGACTTACCGCAACCCATCTCCATGAAAAGTGCAAACACCTTCCTGTCGTGTGATTCTTTTAGTGCGTCTAGCTGGTGCTGATAAGGTAGAGTTTTAAATATAAAGTCGTTCAAGTTTCTCGTTTCTTAATAAGGCTCTAGATAGTATCTAATAGTAAAGTAGCAAAATAAATACATGTTTTAGCATAATTAAGAACTAATAGCTAATACCCACCTAATACGATTACCAATAACTTCCCAACGCACTGTTTTACATATATTTTTGACCATGGCCTATTAGTTTATTGAGAGTTTTTAAAAATTTAAGCATAGTTGGTATTACGAAAATTAAATTACCTTATAATAAATAGGGTAGTAGATAAGGTGTTGACGGTGACGCCTATTATGTGAAAGCCTTGGCAGTGGCACACCGTCCTATTGATGCCTAACTTTTTATATACGCCTATATATTAAGTAGGTAAAATCGAGAAGGTTAGTAAGAACTAAGAGACAAGAGATGGATCCAACAGTATATATTGTACAAAAACCCGACCCTAAGAAAAACATCGTATCTGCACAAGACTATGGTGACTTTAGTTTCATACTAGACGATAGATCCCCTAATATCACTTGGAACCCTGATGATGTGGTTCATATCATACGTTATTCATTACGTGGTTTTAACGACGAGGACTTTTTGTTACCTATAGGGGATCCTGCAGCGATAGGCGTATGCACTGCTGTAGCTGCCGAATATAACCAAGGACGTGTAAAATTCCTAAAGTGGGATAACCGTCAATACAAATACTATCCGCTGGAGGTAAAGATATGAGCATCTTAGATGAGATGGAAGAAGAGAGTCAGTTAGACATAAAAGTAGATGACCTGACTAACATTAGTCAGCTGAGTAGAAAGCTGACACAAATGGACGAAGAGATAGAGAGGCTAGAGGCAGAACTTAAATTGTGGAAAGATGACCGTAGAAAATTAAGTGAGGACACACTGCCTAACGCTCTCCTAGAGCAAGGACTCAGTGAAATCAAACTGACAGATGGTACGACCCTCTCTGTTACTAATTATTACTCAGCTAGAATAACAGACGAGACTCGTGATGCAGCTTTCAAATGGCTACAGGAAAACGAGTTAGGAGATATTATAAAGAATACAGTATCGGCTAGTTTCGGTAGAGAAGAAAACGATGCTGCACAGGAACTCATGGCAAAGCTAGAAGAGGAAGGACACGACCTCGTACAGAAGAAGTGGGTAGAACCCATGACTCTCAAAGCTACTGTCAAGGAGCAGGTGGAAAAAGGTGTCGCCCTGCCTTTAGAAACCTTTAATGTCTATATAGGGCAAAAAATAAAGGTGACAAAATGACCAAAGAAAAAACTAACGAAGAAAAAACTAACGAAGTAGCAGAGAAATCCTCTACAGCCTTAACAGCATTGTCCGTGTTCGAAGAGGACGCTGGTAGTGGCCTAGAGAATATCGGTGCAGAGGATGTGACTGTACCCAGACTGAAAATACTACAGGCACTTAGCCCTGAAGTCAACAGTCGTGATGGTAAATACATCAAAGACTCTGCAGCGGGAGATATAACTAACACGGTAACACGTGAACTTTTCCAAGGCGAAAAGGGCTGTGAAGTGATACCTGTTACTTATAAGAGGTACTACTTAGAGTGGCAACCTAGAGAAGACGGTGGTGGTTTAGTAAAACAACACACTGATCAAGCCATACTTCAACAGACCACTAAAAACGATAAGAATCAGGATGTGTTAGAGAACGGTAATTACATCCAGACGTCGGCTACGCATTACGCTTTAGTTGTTGACGGTGACTCTTTTCAAACAGTTATGATACCAATGTCCGGTACACAACTCAAAAAGTCGAGAGCCTGGAACTCAGTGGCTTCTACGCTCAAGGTAAAAGCGGGAGACGGTAGGGTGTTTACACCACCGATTTATAGCCATAAGTACAAGCTGACTACAGTACCAGAGTCTAATGACCTCGGTAACTGGTTCGGCTGGAACATTGAGCTTCTGGGTCAGTTAGGTGACGAAGAGATGTTTCTCTACGAAGCCGCCAAACAGTTCAAAGAAAGCATAAACTTTGACGCTAGTTTTGGAAAAGCTGAGGAAGAATCTCCTTTTTAGTAGAGTGGTGTTATGGGTGGAGGGAAACCTCCACTCAAATCAAAATCGGAGCGTGATAATTGGATATAGCACAAAAACTGCATGAAATATTCCATGGCTCGAGTCGAGCTCACGGAAGTTTTAAAGTAGAAAGTGCTTCGCTAGGACAGAAAACACAAGGAAAAGCAAAAACAATTAAAACTGCTGGGGCCAGTTTAAAACATTGGCAAGACCATGTAGCAGGGGTAGAGGGTCTAGGGGTCATACCGATAGACGAAGAAAATTCAGTCAAGTGGGGAGCTATAGACATAGATGTCTACTCACTAGACCTAGAAAAGCTAGTAGCTAAAATAGAGGAATTTAAACTACCGCTGGTGGTTTGTCGCAGTAAAAGCGGTGGCGCACATGTTTTTTGTTTCCTTAGGGAAAAAGTTCCGGCTGCTGACATGCAGGATAAATTAAGAGAAATAGCAGCAGGACTGGGTTACGGGGGAGTAGAGATATTTCCTAAACAAAGAGAAGTTTTAGTCGAGCGAGGTGACATAGGTAGTTGGCTTAACATGCCATATTTCGAAGGAGATGAGTCCCTGAGATATGGCTTTGACATTAAAGGAAAAGCTCTTACATTGAGTAAGTTCATAGAGTTTGTAGAAAAGCGTTGTATAAGCCATCAAGAATTAATTGAGTTAGAAGTCCCGATAGTGAATGACATGCTAGAAGGACCGCCGTGTCTTCAGGTTTTGTTAGAGCAGGGATTCCCTGAAGGTACACGAAACAACGGTTTATTTAATGTAGGTGTCTATCTTAAAAAGTCAGACCCTGAAAATTGGGAAACTGAGATAGAGGAGTACAATCGTAAGTACGTTCACCCTCCCCTACCTGCTCAAGAGGTGCTTACTTTGATAAGCACTTTAAAGAAGAAAGACTATAACTACAAGTGTAGTGACGAGCCTATTAAATCATACTGTAATGTATCTAAGTGCAGGATGTGTAAGTTCGGTGTTGGTGGCGGGAATACTATGCCCACTTTCTCTAGTTTATCTAAATTAGACACAAAACCACCACTCTGGTTCTTATCTATTAACGATAAACGTCTTGAATTAAATACAGAACAGCTCCAGAATCAGCTAAAATTTCAACGTGCATGCATGGAATTACTCAATATGATGCCTCCACGCATGAACGATAGAGCTTGGCAAAACCTCATACAGACTTTAATGGATAGTGGTATGGAGGTTATTGAAGTCAGTGAAGATGTAACCATAGAGGGCCAGTTTATGGAGTTGCTTGAATCTTTCTGTACTGATATGGCTCAAGCTAATACAAGAGATGAGATACTCCTGGGTAAACCTTACACAGAAGATGGTAAAACATACTTTAGGATAAAAGACCTTAAAGAGTATTTAGTTAAGCATAGATTCACAGACATGGAGACTAACCGAGTCGCTTCTAAGTTGAGAGACCTCAAAGCCAAGCATAAGTTCTTTAACATCAAAGGTCGAGGAACTAATGTCTGGTACATAGATGAGTTTGAGTATAGAGAAGATGACGGTGGGCTAGAAGCTAAAGACTTTGAGGAGAAAACTCTGTGACGTGGAACGTGGTACTTGGCCCTCCTGGCACGGGCAAGACTACGTATCTTTTAGACAAAGTTGAGCAATTTTTAGAGTCAGGTGTGAGGCCTGAAAAGCTGGGGTATGTAGCGTTTACTAAAAAAGCCGCGAACGAGGCTCTTACTAGAGCAGTTGAGAAGTTCGGTTACGATGTCGAAGAGCTAACTTATTTTAGAACACTACACTCTCTCTGCTACCACTGGCTGTCTTTATCTAGAAGTGATGTTATGGATAGAGGTAATCTGAGAGAGTTTAGTAAGAGCGTCGGCGAAAGAATCAGTTCAGCTTGGGACGGTGAAAATTTACTGGCTTTGACTAGTAAGGGTGACACCATGTTATTTCTAGAAAACATGGCAAGAAACCGTTGCGTTGGGTTCAGAGAGCAGTGGAACGGTTCTAACTCAAATATATCATGGCTTCACTTTGACTGGTTTATCAAGAACTACAAAAACTACAAAGAAGCTAACTTCTTAATAGACTACACAGACATGTTAGAGATGTTTTTACAGTCTAGAGGTTCACCTAGTTTAGAGGTATTGATAGTTGATGAGGCACAAGACTTGTCTGCTCTTCAGTGGCGGTGTATACAGAAACTAGCTGAAAATGTCGAGCATGTGTACATAGCTGGTGATGACGATCAAGCTATCTATCGTTGGGCTGGTGCAGACGTCGAGCATTTTATCAATTTAAAGGGTAACAACACGTATTTGAAGCAGTCTTATCGTGTACCTAGAAAAGTACATGATATCGCACTCGGTGTCGTGAAACGTATAGGTAACAGAAAAGAGAAGGTCTGGGAACCCAAGGAAGAGGAAGGAACAGTCAGTCACCACACCAGCTTTGAACATGTAGACATAAGTAAGGGAGACTGGTTATTTTTAGCTAGAAATAATTATCTGTTAAATGCGGTAGAAGAACATTTAAAGGTTAATGGTCGTGTTTACTTAAAAGGCAATAAGCCATCAGTATCCGAGACTTTGATAAATGCCATACGAGACTGGGAAAACCTTCGTAAAGGTAAGTCTATAGAGGCTGGTAGAATAAGAAAAATCTATAACTACATGAAGGTTGATAGAGGTGTAAAAAGAGGATATAAAACTCTTAAGACTGTACAAGACGATATGCTTCTCAACCTAGCACAATTAAAGGAGGACCATGGTCTACTAGTTGATAGCATATGGCATGAATGTTTTGATTTGATCGGTAATACTCAAAGGGAGTATGTGATTTCGTGTCTTAGACATGGTGAAAAACTTATGTCTTCTCAAATCAGGTTGAACACTATACACGCAGCTAAAGGCGGTGAATGTGAGAACGTTGTGTTATTAACAGACCTAGCCACTAAAACATGGGACGAGCTGTATAAAAACCCTGATAATGAATGCAGGGCATTTTATGTAGGCGTAACAAGAACTAAAAACAACCTGCATTTAGTTAGAGGCAAGACACGCAAGGAGTTTTTATTTGTATGATTAAATTTACTAAAGGTCTTTTTACTGGCCACAGTCCTAAAATATTCAGTTGGGATAACCCCACTCACAGGGTGTTTAACGGTGAGGTGGTCAAAGGTAGAAAAACAAAGGGCTATGGCACGTCTGTCTTTGAATACGCAGGTAAAAAATACGAACCTGAACCATGGACCACTCAACTACTTCATGAAAAAAGTGTCGCAGAAGCGTATGTTAATCAAACTTTGGGTAAACAGTTAAAATTTACTTTCTGCCTTTGCGGTCTGTACGAAACAGGAGAAGAGTGGATACCTCACCACTCTGACACAGTCCCCACACTCGATGATATTGTTTTGAGCGTTTCTTTCGGTGCTCCTCGACTAATTAACTTTAGAGAGTATCAGTACAATGTAAAGAAACACACCAACACCAGTGATACTAAAACTCCCAGTAAATGGGTGAAAGAATATAACTACATTATGGAGGATGGTGACGCCATATTGTTTGATGGACATTCTCAAATGAAGACTACCCATTCAGTGCCACCTATAGAGGGGTCAGGTAGGAGAATTAGCCTGACGTTTAGGACAGGTTTGTGACAAAAATTTTTAACAAAATTCCTATACTTTACCTTTACAAGTAAAGTAAACTAAACTCGTATGAATATATTTAAATTAGATACCACACCTAAATTATGTGCCCAAGTACACTGTGATAAGCACGTATCAAAGATGATATTAGAGTCTGCTCAGATGCTTTGTACCGCCTTATGGTCTAATAACCAGACTGCCCCGTATAAGCCAGTACACGCCAAACACCCGTGTACCCTATGGTCTGGAGCTAGTCTTGATAACTGGCTATGGCTCAAGGAGTTAGCCTTACGTTTAAATGAGGAGTTTTGCTGGCGGTACGGTAGGTCAGCTAACCATAAATCAGCTGATATAGTTAAGTCTCTACCTCCTCCTTTGATAGAAAGTAAAGGGCTACAACAACACCCACAATGTATGCCCGACCAGTATAAAGTTACTGACGACCCTGTTACAGCTTACCGTAATTATTATAACGGTGAGAAGCATTTTGCCCAATGGACTAAAAGGGAGATACCTGTATGGTACAAGAAAATTTAAAAAGGTTTTTTTACTACATAAATGAAAGACACCGAATATACCTTAAACGCGAGGAAGGCCACAGTTGGCCATGGACTGATGATGAGATACTTCAGACCTATAGTTTTTGTAACGTGTTCCGTGAACTAGATACAGTCACTCAATGGATAGAGAATAACTGGCGAGAGCCTTATGCGGATCACCCTAACCTACCGTTCTCTATGGCGGTAGCTCGTCAAATTAACTGGCCAGAAACACTAGAGGAGATAGGGTTTCCTGAAGAGTGGGAGCCTGAAAGAGTCAAGTCTATAATGCAGGCAAGAATGGATAGAGGAGATAAGGTCTACACAGGAGCGTATATGCTCACTGGTACGTTGGGCGGTACTAAAGTGGAACAGACTGTAGATAAGATACTTACCCCACTCTATAAAAACCAACCCACACTACACAGAGACTCCTTAGAAAAGTCCTGGAGAGAATACCTACCATACGCTGGGTTTAGTGGGTTTATGGCTTATGAGGTAGTTAGTGATCTAAGGTGGACTGTGCACCTACAAAACGCGGACGATATATACTCGTGGGCTAATGCAGGTCCAGGAGCTCAGAGAGGGTTGAACAGAATACACGGTAGGCCCGTCAATCAAACTATCAAAACCCATCAGCTAACAGAAGAGATGAAAGATTTATTAGACCTCTCAACAGAAATCGAGACCTATCCTTCTGAGGAGGGGATGCAAGACCACCTCAGGTATCTAGCATATTGGATAGACGGACTAGAGATGAGAGATATTGAACACTGCCTCTGTGAATACGATAAGTATGAAAGGGTAAGGCTAGGAGAAGGCAGACCCAGAGCAAAATATAAGTACAAAGGAGGATAGTATGCCAGCAAATTTTAGAGACATTCAATCATTGGCAGATATAGATGTACAAAAATTGAAGAAAGCAGAAACAAGCTATGGCGACAGCTGGCGTGACCGTGGTGGGGTAGGCGCATTTATGATGCTGGCTCGTAAATGGGATAGGATTGAGAATCAGGTTAAAAAAGATGGTTGGGATATATTCCACACAATCTCTCAAGATTCCAGCGACACAGGGATACTAGACGACATACGAGATCTGAGAAGGTATCTTCTTTTAGTTGAGTCTTATACAACTAAAAATCGGTTAGTAAAAAGGGAAAAAGAACCAATTGAACCTATGTTCCCAGATCAGCCTGAGTTTCCATCAACAAGAAAAGAGAACTAAAATGCAAAGTAAAATAGAAATCAAGCTAATTGACACAAAGTTACCAGATAAGTGTGGTCAAGAGATTCTGCCTGGCTACGCTACCTCAGGTTCAGCAGGATTGGACTTACGTTCGGGGGAAGGGTATATCCTGAAACCAGGAGAGTCTCACTCTTTCCACACTGGTCTGGCTATTTTTCTAAATGACCCTATGTTGTGTGGATTACTTGTCCCTCGTTCTAGCTTGGGTATAAAAAAGATACACCTGACTAATACACTTGGTATAATAGACTCGGACTATCAAGGGGAATTGATTGTCCCTCTAACTAACAACGGCACTCAATCGTTTCATGTAGAAGTGGGCCAAAGAATAGCACAACTGGTGGTTATACCTGTGGTGAATGTTCACTGGACCCCTGTATTAGAGTTCAGTGAAACAACTAACAGAAGCAAAGGCGGCTTCGGCAGCACAGGAGAAAAGTAATGAAGATATACATCCCCACAAGGGGTAGAGCATATAATCAGGAGACCTTGAACTGGTTTCCTAAAAGCATGCAAACTGACGGCTCTGTGGTTCTAGTCGTAGACCCAGATGAACTGGACCAGTACCACAACTACCCAGACACACCTAAGATGGTTATTCCTGAAGGGATGACAGGTATAGGCCCAAAGAGGAAGTACATAGTGGAGAACACAGACGATCCACGCATTGTCATGTTAGATGATGACTTACGTTTTTATATTCGTAAAAACCCGACAGACTGGCATTTGAGGTATCTAGATTCTAGTGAGTATCCTGCCTTGTTCGGGTTATTAGATGAGTGGATGGATCAAGGTTATGCTCATGTTGGGGTAAGTGCTAGAGAAGGTAATAATCGTGTAGAGACTCTATCGGTTGAGAATACCAGATATATGCGAGTGCTGGGGTATAACCTTGACGCCTTCCCCTCTGATGTAGAGTGGGGTCGAACACAGGTGATGGAAGATTTTGATATTTCTCTACAGCTTCTTAGAAGAGGGAAAGCGTGTAAGGTAAGTTACTACTACGCACAAGGTCAAAAATCCTCTAACGCCGACGGTGGGTGTAGTGAATGGCGAACGATAGATGTACATAATGCAGGAGCGGAAAGGCTGAACGAGCTTCACCCAACCTGTGTAAAGGTGGTAGAAAAACAAACTAAAACAGCTTGGAACGGCTTGCCCCGTAAAGACGTGGTTATAGGTTGGAAAAAAGCATATAAAGAAGGGGTAGAAAATGCAAGTAATTGAGGTAAGAAACGTACACGATGCTCTACTGAGAGGGTTAGAACTTCTCGAGGTTCATGGTATAACTAGAGACAGTAGGAATGGTCCGGTGAGAGAGTCTGAGTGTCCCGTCACTACGGTATACCACAGACCACAAGAAAGAGTGTTGTTTTGGGAGCAGAGAGATGCTAACCCATTCTTTCATTTTATGGAGAGTTTGTGGATGCTTGGGGGTAGACATGACTTGGACTATGTCTACCAATTCAACAAGGGTATGAAGCGGTACAGCGATGACGGTAAAACTCTGTGGGGTGCGTATGGCTGGAGATGGAGAGAGTACTGGACAGACCGGACAAATGATCAGTCCATAGACCAACTCAGTATAATCATAAAAAGACTAAAAGAAGACCCAACAGATAGACGCTGTGTTTTACAGATGTGGGACGCAGTATCAGATTTAGACAGAGACGGTAAGGATGTACCGTGTAATACTTCTATCTATTTCAAGATTGATGCTGATAATCGTCTACAGATGACGGTCTGTAATAGGTCAAACGATATCATCTGGGGAGCGTATGGGGCCAACGCTGTACACATGTCAATGTTGCAAGAGTACATGGCTGGGGCTTTGCGTGTGGGTGTCGGTAAGTATTATCAAGTGAGCGACAACTATCACGCCTACACAGATGTGTTTAATAAACTAGTGGACAAGTTTTCAGAAATCGATGCGTTTGATTTTTTCACAATGAAAGAACTCATCAACTCAAACCCATACCGCACAAACCAAACATACTACCCTATGGTGAACGCCACCATAGAGGACTGGGATTTAGACTTATTAAAATTCTTGGGCAGGACTCCTTTTCAAAAGGATATTGAATACAGTGAACCATTTTTCTCAGATGTAGCTGTGCCTATACAGGACGCTTGGTGGCACTGGAAGTTGGACGAACAGAAAGAAGCTATACTAGAAATAGCCAAGTGTGAAGCCAGCGACTGGAGAAAAGTATGCTGGGATTGGTTTAGTAGACGAATGAAAGACAACGAATATACCTGGAGTAGTCATGATTGAACAATGGTCTTACAGCCGACTAAGCTGTTTTGAAAAGTGCCCTAAACAAGCAGAGTTTAAGTTTATCAAAAAGATAAAAGAACCTGGAAGTCCAGCAATGGATAGAGGAAAGGATATGCACAAACTCTGTGAAGAATATATCAGAGGTAATTACGAAGAGATACCTTCTCAGCTCAAAGAGTTTGAAGAGGCGTTTGAAGTTCTAAGAGACTTGTACATTCACGGCCATGTGTTTTGTGAAAGTGACTGGGCTGTAGATAAAAACTGGCAGAAAACTGGTTGGTTTGAAGAAGACACATGGGGTAGAGCTAAAGTAGACGCCTTTGTGTACGAGGAAGGAATCTCTAAAGAGGCTCGTGTTATTGATTTTAAGACAGGACGTTACGACGGTAATCAAGAAACACACAGAGAGCAGTGTGAGCTTTACGGTGCCGTAGCATTAAACCGTTATCCAGAACTAGAAAGTATCCAGACAGAAATGTGGTACTTGGACCATGGTAAGATAGATAGGTATATCTACACACCACAAAGCATAAAAGCCAAACAAGAAAAACTTAATCAACGAGCACTCGCTATGACCACGGCTGAAGAGTTTCCTGCCAACCCTTCTAAGTTCAAGTGTAAGTGGTGTTATTTCGGTAAACAAAATATGTGTAGGGAGGCTGCAGCGTAAATGACTCAAGAACTATTGTTCCCACCCGAGGCTGACTGGAAACCACCAACCTCTTTTCCTGACTTGACTAACGTAAAAGAGTTAGCCATTGACCTAGAGACTTGTGACCCGTGGCTTATGTCTCATGGTCCAGGGTGGGCGTTCAAGGACAGAGGAGATATCATAGGCATAGCCGTAGCTACTGAAGGGTACAAGGGTTACTTTCCTATTGCTCACACAGCTGGTGGTAATCTAGACGGGGAGGTAGTGCGTAGATGGTTTCAAAAACAGCTAGACGCTCCTAGTGAAAAAATATTCCACAACGCTCAGTACGATGTAGGCTGGTTAAAACGTGCAGGCTACGAGATAAGTGGAACCATACACGATACTATGATGGCTGCGCCTCTACTGAATGAGAACCAGTACAGCTACTCTTTAAATACGCTGGGTAAGCTATACCTCCGTGAAGAAAAAGATGAGTCTATGCTGGACGAAGCTGCACAGGCTTTTGGTGTTGATCCCAAAGCTGAGATGTATAAACTCGAGGCTAAGTATGTAGGAGCTTATGCAGAACAGGATGCCGACCTGACCTATAGACTGTGGCAAATATTAAAAGAAGGTGTGGCAACAGAAGACGTTGCAGACATCTATAAACTAGAAACCTCTCTCATACCCATACTCATAAACATGCGTAGCATGGGGGTGAGGATAGATGTAGATAAAGCTGATCAGGTAAAGAAACAGCTGCAAAGAGAAGAGAATAAAATAACAAAAGAAATTAAACGGTGGTATGGAGTAGAACCTGACCTATGGGCAGCTCAATCTCTAGCTCAAGTTTTTGATAGAGCTGGTCTAGACTACCCTAAAACACCTAAGACTCAGGCACCTAGTTTTGTTGCTAATTGGCTAGAGGAACACGACCATAAACTTCCCATGGCTATCGCCAAAGCTAGAAAACTTAACAAAGCCAGAACTACATTCATAGATAAGATGATACTAGAGCATCTTGTTGACGGCAGAATACACGGTGAGCTACACCCACTAAGATCTGATAACGGAGGCACAGTTACAGGAAGGTTCAGTTGCTCTAACCCTAACCTTCAGCAAGTCCCTGCACGTGACCCTATGATTGGTAAATTAATACGCAGTCTTTTTATACCGGAACAAGATTCTCATTGGGGGTGTTTTGATTACTCTCAACAAGAACCACGCCTTACGGTTCACTACTCTGTTCTTACTCAGCAGGAAGGTGCGGAAGAAGCTGCTCTGGAGTATGCCTATGATGACGCAGATTTTCACCAGATTGTAGCGGACATGGCTAACATAAGTCGTAAGGAAGCTAAGATTATCAACCTAGGACTGAGCTACGGTATGGGTAAAGATAAGCTAACCACTCAGCTAGGAATCAGCCCAGAGGAGGCTGAAATATTATTTGACCAGTATCATGAGCGTGTACCGTTTATCCGTGGCCTACGCGACTCTGCGGCTCGTATGGGTTCTAACAGGGGTTTTGTTAAAACTTTATTGGGCCGTAAATGCCGATTTAACCTCTATGAACCGTTTGACCGCAGGGAGCTGCCGTTACCGTTAGAACGCGCTATGGATGAATATGGCGGCAGATTAAAAAGAGCCTACACCTATAAAGCAATGAACCGTTTAATACAAGGTTCAGCAGCAGACATGACTAAAAAAGCCATGGTTGACTTGGCTAAGGAAGGTTTCTTAGCTCACACTCAGGTGCACGACGAGCTAAACATTTCTGTAAGCGATAAGAAAGATTGTGAAAAAGCCATAGAGATTATGAGAGACTGCGTTGAATTAAAAGTACCTAATAAAGTAGACGCAGAGATAGGTAAAAACTGGGGTGATGTTATACACTACGAGGACTATTTCAATGACAAGACGTGAGTTAAAAGATCTATACTTTAATGTCCACATGACCTACACAAATAGCAACATTACGATGGAGGATCTCGGACTGAAGTATGGTCTTACTAAACAGAGGATTTGGCAGATTATTCGGTTCTGTAAACTCGGCAACGGTAACTACTATAAAGGTCTTGAAGAATACAATAATGTGTACAAAAGCTACAGAGAGGAGTTCCCAGATGCGAATGTTAAAACTCTTAACGAGTTGATGCGTGATTGGATGTCACTTAAAAAGATCAGACTGATAAAGACTAAAAAGTAATGGGAAAAATAAATTCAAGAAACAAAGGTGCAAGTTTTGAAAGAGACATTGCGAATAAACTCAATACATTTTTTGAAGAAAAAGGAATTGATTACAAAGTCAAAAGAAACCTAGAGCAGTATCAAGAAAAAGATTTAGGCGATTTAAATATTCCCAAGCACACAATAGAGTGTAAACGATATCAAAATGGGAACTGGTATAGAGATGTTTGGTGGGAACAGGTAACTGCTGCGTGTGGAGAAACTATTCCTGTTCTGATATGGAAGTACAACCACCAGCCAATCAGAGTTTGTCTTCCCCTCTATGTTCTAACAAGCGGTGAAAGAGACTTGACAAAAACCGCTGTGATAACCTTTGAAGATTGGCTAGACATTGTTGCTAATATTCTTTAAGATTATCCTATACTCTTAAGTTAACCAATATATCATAGCCCTATATTTAGTAGTTATAGGCCAAGCATACAGCTAACCGCTACTAAATAAAGAAAGGAGAAACTTATGGTTGCTGCTGTAGAAACAATGGCTTATGCTGGAGAAGTACCTTGGCATGGCCTGGGTGTTAAGGTTGAGGATAACCTAACGCCTGAAGAAATGTTGATTGCTGCTGAGCTTGATTGGACAGTAAGTAAGCGTCATTTATTTACACACGCGGACCCCGACGTAAACGCCTCTAACGATTTAATCGGTGTAGAGGACTACTACGTGTTAGTCAGGGACAGCGATAACAAAACTTTTGGCCCATGTGGTAAACGGTTCGTACCCAGTCAAAACAGGGACGCTTTTGAATTTTTCAAAAAGTTTACCGACGCTGGCCAAATGACCATGGAAACTGCAGGCTCTCTCAAAGGAGGCGAGCAGGTGTGGGGGTTAGCTAACGTCAGTAAAGATTTTACCCTTCCTGGCGACGACCGTGTGCTGGGTTATTTACTAGTGAGCGTGTCTCATAAGTGGGGTAAGTCTAATGAGATACGGTTTACGCCCATTCGCGTAGTTTGTAACAATACGCTGACCATGGCTCTAGCTGACCGCACTAGAGTAGGGTTTAAGATGCCTCATGTTAAAGCGTTAGACAGTGAGGTTTTCGGCGCAGCTGAAGAAGCCCTCGGCCTAGCGGGTGAGAGAATGAAAGAGTTTAAAGAAAGCGCAGAGTTTCTTAGCTCTAAGAAGTTTAACAAAAACTCAGTCGTTACTTATATCGCTGACCTGTTTCAACCGGACTTACTAAAAGCCCAGAAGGAAATAGAAACGATGAGTGACACTCGCGCCATCGCTACCCGTCAATCTATGGTTGATGAGTTTAAGCGTATCCCTAGCATGGTACACCAAGCTATAGATGAACAGCCCGGAGCTACCCTCAAGTCCTCTAAAGGTACTTGGTGGGGGGCTATGAATGCTGTTACGTTTGTGGTTGACCATAAGTGGGGTCATGACCGCGACGCTTCCCTCCATAACGCATGGTTCGGTAACCGTGCCTCCCTCAAGCAAAAGGCTATGAACAAGGCAATAGAGTACGCCGAAGCTGCATAGACCACCAAAGGAACGGTGTCAAACTTATTGACACTGTTCCTTTACTTTTCTGTCCTTGATTTTTAACCTTAACTCAGGTTAAATAAGAAACGAGAAACAAGATTAAGAGGACCACATGCACGACCCTGTAGAGACTTTAGTTTTTGTTGCTAACACCCCCGATGGCATCGACTGGACTAGAATAGTTTTAACCGACAACTCAAAGATAGGTGACCTGATAGCAGGTTCAGCATACTTTAGTGACCCTGCTAAGTACTCCGCTCCTCCTTGGCTATCTACACAAAAAGCCACGGAAATTTACGAACTGCATACAGGCGAGAGAAAAACATTTGAAAGTAGAAAAGAAGCCCACAATATTTTTTGGAACTATTTTAGACCTTTCGTGAAACCCGCAGAAGAAAAAGATTTTGGCAAGGCTGCTCATCTAAGGAAGCCTGAAGAAAAACAAACTGAAACTAAAACAGGAGAAAAGATGGCCGCTACAGTGAAAAAACCAGAACCAACTAAGCGCACCAGAGTCACCATAGACCCTAGCTCAAAGATAGCAGCAACAGGTAAACAGCCTAAGTCTGAGAAAAACGCTGCTCGTCTCGCGTTGTATAGGAGGTCTAAGCTCAGTACGATTTTAGAAAAACACCCCGAGATAACACTAGCTGATATCAAATACGATATCAAGTGTGGATACGCGGAAATACTGGCGTAATGCAAGGCCGCTGGAGCGTGTTTTTAACTAGCCTTATAGTTACCCTACCTAACCTAAAGAATTTAGTGGAGCGTAAATGCAGCCCCCTCCAACCCCACCGTATCTAGTAAAAAACTTTATTTTAACCATAAAAGCAGAGTGGATGCTTGATAAGACTACTCTTGAGTTAACCAGAGATTCTATGGACAGCTTGAAGGCGTTTCAGGAAAGTGACGGTCAGCTCAGTGTAGAAAACATACTACAAGAATATGTCACTGACCATGGTCACGATATATACTCAGTCCCTTTGTTTACGGAAGAGTTTTGCTCCACAATGTTGGATGAAATAGAAAATATGAAGGCTCAGTTTTCCTTTGCCCCTAACGAGGGTGAGGACGAGCTGAGACAAATACCTGAAATCGTTTTACATGAAAAATGCCCTGAGTTATTCAACTCGATGCTTGGCGTAGTTTTTAATGTAATGAACCCAATCTTTATGTCAATTTGGCAACGGTATAGCAACGCAGCAGCAAGCATACAGATTGCTAACTACAACATACAAGATAAAAAGCAGGGGGCTTGGCATCATGATCAAACTGCTGACATCAGTATGGTTGTTCCTCTGAACACAGGAAACTACACTGGTGGTGGCACTGAGTTTCATGGCCGAACCACGGTAGAACCATTACCGAATGGTCACGCTTTGTTCTTTCCTAGCTTTACACACATGCACCGTGGACTACCTGTTGAGGAAGACGGTGATCGATATTTATTGGTATTCTGGTTATACGGAGGTGGAAATGAAACATAAAACAGAAATAAAATCTTACGATGGTTACGAAGACATACTCGACAGAGTTCGAGGAATAGTCAGGGCTAAATTAGGTGCTCACTACAAAACTCAAGAGGTGCTTAAAGAAATAAACGCCTTTGAAGATGAAATAACAGCCATGCTTGATGGTCGTTATGAGGACATGGCCTAGTGAAGATAGGAATCACTTTTGGTTCTTTTGATCTTTTTCATGCTGGGCATGTGTTCATGCTTGAGGAAGCAAAAACTGTTTGTGACTATTTGATTGTAGGGTTACAAAGTGACCCTACAATAGATAGACCTACGACTAAAAATAGACCAGTGCAGAGCATAGTCGAAAGACAAGTTCAGCTCAGAGGTTGCAGATACGTTGATGAAATTATTCTATACAACACTGAAGAAGAACTGCTAGACATTCTAAAGACTGTGCGGTGGGACATCAGAATAATCGGTCAAGATTATTCTGGTAGAAACTTCACAGGTAGCGCACTTTGTAGCATAGAAGATGGCACCTTGTACTATAATAAAAGAGAGCATGGATTTTCTTCAACGAGCCTAAGAAAAAGAATAATAGAAGATCAACATCTAGCATAATAAGCATCTATGCTTTATTATTTTTTATAAGTTAATTAAAGTTAACCTTTATATAAATAAGGAGAGTTGTATGATCATGGAAAATAGCCTGTCTGATATGAAGAGGCTTGTCTGGAAAGACATAGAAACAATACAACAAGTTGCCGACAGAAAAGGTTTTAACAGACGCTTAGATCTCAAACGCTTAAAGAAAGACGCTAAAAAGAAAATAAAATCAATGGGTTACCGCAAATTTGACGAAATTTATTTTCCGGCTAGAGAGCTTATGATACACGAGCACAAGGCTGGTAAACCGTGTGAGCCACACATGAGAATCACTATTTATTTTCCAGAGCTGTCAAGTGTCATAATTGACTGTGATATGCATCTTTGGGATTCATTTGAAAAAGTTCCCCCAGCACAACCCAAGAAACCTGACCTAACTTTAGTTACTACTTAATAAGGAGCCTATGAAAGTATCACCCATTGAAGAAGGTACACCCATACCTGAAGTCATGCCTAGAAATAATAAGTATGATTTTCATAAGATGAGTGTGGGACAGCACTTCACTATTGAAGACTGTGAACCTGGAGACGTACAACGATTGAGAGTTGCTGCCTGTAACTATGGCAGAAGAAACAATAAAAAATTTGTCACTAGAAAAATAGAGATTCCTCCTAACGACTATGTTGTAAAAGTCTGGAGAAAAGAATGAGTGAGAAAAAGCTGACACCTAAGCAAGAAAAGTTTGCTCAGAACGTTGCTAAAGGTATGCGTAAAAAAGACGCTGCTCAGCAAGCAGGGTACAGCGAAAAGAATGCAGGTAGAGCTGGGACTGTGTTGTCTAGTGATCAAAACCCTCTGGTCAAAAACCGCATACACGAACTGCAAACTAAAGCTGCTGACAAAGCAGAACTCACTCTCGGTACTCACCTAGTTGACCTAAAAGAGATTCGTGACGGAGCCATGCGCAATGGAGCGTGGTCCGCTGCGGTAACTGCTGAAGTGGCTAGGGGTAAGGCAGCGGGTCTTTACGTTAACAGGAGTGAACTAACTGTTAACAGAGTAGACACTATGTCAAAGGATGAAGTCCTAGCACGGATGCAAGAATTATATCATGAGACAGGCGGGGTTCTTCCTCCCGGAACTTTGATAGAGGGGGAATACGAAGAGCATTAGACCGAGGATTAGTCATCCTTTCCATCCTGGGTTAGCCCACCAGTGGTCTCAACGGGCTGTTCCCTAGATTCCTAAACTTTTAGTTTACTTTCAAATAGCCGCAACCTATGGTTTAAGTATAAGCTAAAAGGAGGTTCTGTGGAAAACTTTAAGTATAACAATAACTTATCCTACGACGAGAACTTTCAAAAATGGTTTGTCTTAAACTCTGAGGAGCGAGACGAGTATGGTCAAAAACCCTACACGATTGAAGAAGCGAGTAAGGTTTTTCACGCTGTGTTTAAGGATGCACTCTCTCACTCAATCAGGGTAAACGCAAAAGGAATATTAGAAGAGGTTTTAGTAGTAGATGATGAGAAAGAAAAATGAACAGTATTTGTAGAGCGGTTGTCTTCCTAACGCTGCGGTATCTCCAGGTGGCGTATCCAGGTGGAATGTGTGTGACGCCCGACACCGCGACTGAGCTAGGGCCAATCCAGCTCGGGTTTTCATACAAAGGGCTAATTCCACCGCTGGAGTGTTTTAATGGAAGTTAAAACATGTGTTGTTTGTGGTACAAAATATAATCTTGGCGAAGGAATGGGAAATTACTGCTCTACAGGCTGTTACCGTAACACCACGACCAAAAAACCACCGCCAGTTTCCCCGGATGATCATGACTCATGGCCCGATTCGGTTGGATACGGTGGCATACCTATCTGTAATCTTCCAGAAGGCGTCTACGAAGCTGCAGAAAATAATGCTGACGACTGGCGTGTTGTAGAGGACATCACCAAAATTTTTGCAGTCTTAAAAGAGGCAGCAAAAACATATCAAAAAGAGTATTCCCAAAGAAAGCACCATAAATTTTTACAAAACTTGAAAGCAGTCGGCATAAAAGACATCACGGAGTACAATAAAAGACGTCTAAAAATACACGAACACCTCGGGATAAAACCAAGCAAAAGAGGCGGCAATAGAGGCGGCAGTTGGTCACTGTGGAATGGTTCTGGTTCAGTAGCTGGTCCTGGAGATTATTGGAGTCCTCGTAGCAGGCTACAAAATAAAAGAAAACAAGAACGCTACCTTGTTAAGAATAATAAGATAGTTCCTATAGATAAAAAGCGTGGGCCTTTAAAGTAGTATTATATTAATACTAAGGAGGCTCGTATGCCCAACCATTGCTCTAATCAAGTGACCATACGCTCGTGCTCTGTTGATATCCTAAATATCATGGAGTTTCTAGCTAATGAGGACACCTTGTTCGACTTTAACCAACTAGTCCCCATGCCTGAAGAGCTTAACGACGTACAGTATCTCGACTCAGGCGGCACTACCCACTATTATTCGGCTACTAAGTGGCACAGCTCTGCTGATTGTAACCTTGATAAAAAACCTTTTGACTTTCCACGACTAGAGTGGGTAGAAAAGCACGGTCTAGACTCTTTTACGATAAAACGCCTTGAGCGTCAATACGGTACAGCTAAGTGGTACGACTGGTGCGTACAAAACTGGGGTACTAAGTGGAATGCTTACGAAGTAGAGTATAAGCTGACCGCTGTAGATGAGCTCCGTAACCAGATTACCTATACGTTTTTTACAGCGTGGATGGAGCCTCGGCCTATTATGCGTGCGCTTATGGTTTACCTGTCTCAGCCAGGATTCGACAAAGACCTTGAGATGCGCTGGCGTTTCGTTGATGAAGACGATAACTTCAACGGTGAGGTGACGCGCGACGATGAAGTTTAACACAGTCAAGTTTGACACCTTTGACGACTTAGATTTTTTCCTCGAGGCATACTTTGAGGAAAGAACATTCATAGGTGAAAACGTGTACGAAGTTAGTCCTAACGGTTGGCTCATAGTTTCTGGCAAAACTGTTGCCTTTTTGATGTCTGACAAGTTAGAAGATACATTTAAAGAAGGAGAAGAAGTATGATCGATATTCTATGGTTTGTTCTGACGCTTCCGTGGTTTCTGTTCAAGTGGTGCGTTATTGCAGGAGTTTGGGGTTTAGTGGGTTATTATATTTACGAATACATTCAAGATGCCATTACATACAGGAGGTTCTAAAATGGAAGAAAAAGAGAAACAAGAGCTGTTGCAGTTTTTAGACGAACTCAAAGAATCTGGCTCTATCAACATGTTTGGTGCACCTAAAGTGCTACAAGATTTTTTTGACCTTGATCGAATTACAGCAGTCAAAGTTTGGGAAGAGTGGACAAAAAGAAAACTTGATCATGCTTAATTATAACTTTACTTCGCTTTACTTCACTATATACTAGTTTGCAAGGTTACTAATTAAGGTGACCCGTAACAAAGGAAGATGGTTAGATGACTAAGTCTACTACAGCCAAAAAAGCTAGTCCTAAGGCGACTGCACCAACCGCTCCTAAGGCGTCTAAATCTTTAGGCGACATAGCGAGCACCACGACTGCCAAAGTTAACTCCGGTGGTCTTAACCTTGACGCGGTTTTAAAAGATAACCCTGAGAAGACAGCTCGTGCTACGCACAATGCTGAGCGTCATAAGTCACTAGACGGTAAGACAATAAGGGAAGCACTAGCTACCCGACTAGTTGACTCTCGTGACATTCGTTACGATTTGAAGAAAGGCTTCATGTATATGATGCCTTAGCCCCTTGGCCCAGTTGACGACCCCTTGCGTCACTGGGCCTTTTTTATACCCATTATAAAGAACGTTCCTAGGGACTAACGGTGATCGTTAGTAACCTAGTTATAGTTAATTACTAGGAGCACGTATGACTGATGTACATGAAGTTTTAACCTGCTGTTTATGCGACGGCCCTATTGAGCATAAACGCACTGCTGAGGGTAAGGTTTACTGGACTACGGGTAATGACCCGTGGCCCATGGCTGACGAGGGTCGCTGTTGCGACGTTTGCGCAGACGTGAAGGTTTTACCCATGCGATTTCTAGCTTCTCACCTCAACCGTAGCATCGTCAAGGACGACGCATGAGCTGGGTTGTTAGACACTTACTTACCGTGGTTGTTTTCCTGTTACTGACGGTGGCTGTTACGGCCTCCGCTAGTGGCGGGGTCAGCTATTACTTAAACACGGAGACTGATTGGTCTCCTTTCACTATCGTGATTATCAATTTATCCTTATGGACCGCTTGGTTCTCAGTGCTTTTCTGGGAATGTAGGAGCTTGAATAATGGAGACTGATGATATGAATGACGGAGGAAAAATAGAGGTTTCGTTTAACATGGATGAGTTAGTGCTCATCGCCGATGCTATAATGAATAACACGCTCAAGATCTTTGACCCCGAATGTGCTCACGAACCTGAAACTTGCTCAGCTGTGCTTGACCGAGTAACGTGTGCCATCGAGGATCTAGACTACACAGATACAAGGAAAAAAGATGAATGACATAAACTATCCCGAGCTCAGCGACTACGACGCGCGACTACACGAAGACTATAAGCACGTAGCCGTATGGGAAAAGATGAAGGAGAAGTATGGGTTTACCGATAAAACCCCAATCTTATCAATGGCCAAGTCCATGAGCCACAATGACTGGGTGACGTTGCACAACGCTGTTAAGTATCGTCGTTTTAGTCAAGAACGGAAAAAACAACACAGGAGTATGTAGGTGGACTCTGACGACATCAACAAAGACATCGAAGCCTTCTTGAAAAAAGGAGGCAAAATAAAACAGATTCCTGGTGGTGTTAGCACTGAACGTTCGCTCAGTGAAAAGACAAAAGTATTCGGTCTAACCAGCAGGAACAGGAATGGCTTTCACAAAGAAAGACTTGTGCTTAACCCAGAAGGAGACAAACCATGGAACTCACGCTAAATAATATTGATGATAAGAAAGTGGACCGTGTGCTAGAGTTGGCAGACAAGCACGGTTTACGTTTTACTGTTACGAGCCTTCACCAACCTGAAGAGTGGAAGAATGAGGTATTGCTCAAAGGGTTGCCAGCTTCCATTGATCAGTTTGTGATAGACTATTACGGTGAACACCCCAATAATAAGAACGTTGCTAAGGATTGAATACGTTCGCCCTTATACTTAGTTAAGTTAAATAACTAAGGGGGCAAAATGCCTAAAGATAATCAGTCCATGCAGTGGGAAGTTTATAAAGACCTTCAACTAAATCCTAACGCAGTTCCGGAAGCTGTAAAACTCATAATAGAGAACCTCACGCCTAACGGTAACGAACAGCTAGAGCATGCTCAAAGTGTAATTATTGAAGCTCTCGGCCTTACTCAAATTGATCAGCCTTTCGGCTTTAAGTATAAGGAATAAATATGGAACTCAAAGAAGTTGACACTTTCACATGGAGGCCTGTAATGGTCTCCTCCTACATAGAAGAAAGCAAGCAGATACTGGAAGACCCCAACCACACTCCTCATGAGACTAATCGTGTGGTTAGCTTGCTTGAGGAATTACTCGTAGACATCGACGAGGTTGGCTACTACTTTAGCGAAGACGACGGCATAATCGATCGCTATGAAGAATACCTAGCGGGTCTAGAGTGGAACTATGTCTACGACAGTAGTCAGGTGTACCGTCTCGGTAACCAAGACATTTACAATGTCATTAAAATAGCTAGGACACCTCATCCAGAGTTCAACGATTACTGGTACTTAGCCGTCAGCCTTAACGGCAGTAACCTGTCGTCTGCGCTTACTGAGTATGTGAGGTTTAGATGGAAGAACATCGATCGAGATAGAATATGAGTGAACAATATACGATAGAAAGAGCTGTCGATGTTTTAAACAGCATCGACCCCATGACAGAAGCACGTAGCTGGGTGATTGATGAAACCCGTACACTGACCATATTGTCTGATGGAACCTATGTGCTGCTCAATAACACAAACTACAACTATAGAGATAGGAAGTGGGGCACCTATAAAACATTTGATACTGCTGGTCAAGCCTTCGCTGCTGTGGATGAACCCACCCTCCTTCAATGGGTAGAGGGCTATGAATAACAGTAAGCTGTTTCTATATTAGCTCTCACGAATTTTACGTTTTTGTTTTCGTAAAATATCTCACAATAGCCAATAAGCCAATAGGGTAAGGTCTGGAACCCTCTATCTAGATCCCTTTAACGTGGTTATTGGCTAACCTATTAGCGACCTATTAGCTGGGACTATGTAATATGGACCATGGAACGTGGTTCGTGGTACTGTGCTGGTAACAGTAGATAGTCGACATAAAACGTCTGAAAGACTTTTAGAACGATATTTATCAGAATTGTGACACTATATATAGAACCTACTTTTGATCCGTCCTTGTGCTACGGACAAAAGTCCCTGGAACAAGCACCATGATCATCAGATCTGGGGGTGGTGGTCAATAAGCCAATAGAACATGGTCCCTGTTCTATTATACCTTGGACCATGATCCTCTGTAAGAATAAATCCGTTGTTATTTGCCATCATAATCCTCTGTAAGCCATGAACCTTTTTACATGATCTGATCGCACCATGGCTCCTGGCCCATGGCGCATGATCAGAAGTCCGAAGTCTGATCGCAATGTGATCATGCGTAATCTTCTGTAAACCATGATCCGTTGTGCATGGTCCGATTGCGATGGCAGTGTGATCTGAATTATTAAACAGGCGTTGTGATCTGATTTTAGGTTTACTTTTAACTTTACTTCTAGTTATATGTTTATAACTAAACAGTATGACACGGTGCTTTACTTCTAACTTTACTTAAGAGATAATAGTTTCACTACTTAGGTAGTAAGTCATTAACTAACTTAGGAATTTAAATATGTCTACTAAAGCTAATAAAAAACCTGCCGTCAAAATCAATAGCGGCAATCTTGACCTCAACGCTATCTACACCGCTACCGGTAAGGTAGCTCGCGCTCAGCATAACGCCGACCGTCATACTACGCTCAACGGTCAAACGGTCCGCGCTGCGCTAGAATCCCGCCTCGTTAACGCCGCCGATATCAAGTACGATATCGCTAAGGGCTTCATCACCTTAGAATCCCCCGCTACTAAGTAGCGGGTCCCGTCCCGTGGGCCACCGCCAAGTTGGCGGTGGCTTTTTTACGACCACCGTCTGAACTTGCTTTTTTGACCACCACCCAACTTCCGATCCGATGGACCCCCTGCCCCCTTATACGTTAACGCTAATAGTAACTACTAAAGGCTAAGTTTTTCAGATACACTGGAATAGGATTTTACTTTTTTCAGACCGTGAACTACACTAGGACGAGATAAAAGACCTATTCCAAAATTTTTTGCAAAATTTTTTATGGCTACACAAATCTTACCGTATGAGCCTTCGCCGTCTGAAAAACGCAAGCAGTGGATCGCGGAGAATGTTTTCGGTTACATGGACGATCGCTACCGAGCCAATCGCCTCTCCCAAGGAATAGTCGACACAATAGACATGATCCCTGGTTACGGGGACATAGAAGGTATCCGTGAAGGTTATCACCTAGCCACTGAAGGAGGGTCGCCGTACATTGGAACAGGGATCGCGGCCCTTGGCGCATTGCCCTTTGTCCCTGGTTCAGTGACTAGGAAAGGTACTGATTTTTTAAGAGAACAAGCCGCAAAGCTCAGAGTCACCCCCACACAATACACAATCGAAGACACCAGCCCAAGAGGAGCAGCATACAACTACGAAGCAAGAGAAGACGCATATGAACAGGGTTTTCCTGAAGAATATTGGGACCAAGTGGACATAACAGGTCAACCATTCACAATAGAGACCATGGCCGAAAGGTCCATACTCAATAATAAGCAGTTTCAAAACCCATACAAAAAGTACAACGTAAGAGGGTTGATACAAAGCACACTAGACTCTGTTCCTGGTGCAGCTCGTGCGAACCTTGAGCGTCAGTTTAATGAGTGGATCCCAGAGCAGATGAAAGAAGGTAAGGCCACCCTACAAGAAGTATTAGATGAGATCGGCCGCAATAAACCCAAAATACATCAGCAAGTCGACTCAAGACCAAGTATGCAAGTAGCATCCGAAGAAGTAGATGACGGACTAAGAACTGACATATGGGGGCAGGATCAAAACGCACTGGACACTTCGCGCGGCACCACCTATATGCCAATGATTCCCACAGACGAAAACCCCAGAAGCATATCCGAAGCCGCCAGAACTTTACCGCTGTTAAGATACACAGAAAAGAATGTAAGCGTCTCACCAGAAAAGTTCGAGTTTGTATTACCTGACGGTGGACACCCAGAGGTTGGCGCAGGGGTACGGTCACTAGACATAAGAAATACACCCAGAGATTCAAATGCGGTCAACCGTGTGTTCCATACACGCAGTGGTGTGTATCAGGTAAAGGCTCCTCTCGGTTCCGGCACTAACCCCAACGAACCTGGCAAACGTGTTTTAATCCCAGCCGAGGGCCAATCTGGGATGTACGGTATGTTAGGACCTGAAAGAAAAGACGAAGTTTTACAAAAAATTTCTGCTGGTGATAACGCAGAAAACCTTCAGGAAACGCTTGGTTTTACGGTTAGAGGTAATGACATCGCATATCGTTTAGGCACAACAAGGCCCGAAGACACTTATTTCGATTTCGGTATGGACTTTAGTGGTTCTGGAACTCAACGTTCTGCTTCCGGACATTACTCAAGTATGGACGCAGATGCCGGAGAGTATTTAGATCAAGTAGTAGAGCCAAACCTTAAACCAGGATACACAGTCGATGATTGGAAAAAAGAGGTACAAAACTACAGGGACTACATAGAAACTCAAAACAACCAAATTAACAACATGTTCGGTTTTAACACCAAAGAGTATAACCAAGAATTAGGTAGAGAGCTAACTTCTGAAGAAGTCTATCAACGCGCTGTAAAAAGAATGGATTACGACTACGATAAAGTAAATCGTAAAAGATCCCGTATAATGGATCAGCTAGCGGCAGATTTAGAGGGAGGTTTTATCACAGACCAGCAGTACAATGATGGTATTTCAGAAGCTCACGCTTTATTCGATCCAATAGACAAACAACACAGTAGAACAGCATTAGCACTACGAGAAAGAAACACGATGAAGCAAGCCGCAATACAAGCCTTCTCTCCTAACCTACAAGCAATGGTTGTTAAGCAAGACACGGGTGACGCGAAGTTACACATGTTTGAAGATTGGTTCCCCATGCATATGAAGATGTCGATGAATGATGCAGCGGTAGACCCTCGTATTGATGCTGTTTGGTTCCCTATTAATGATTACGCCTTGCAAAGACAAACAGGTATGGATCAAGGCACAGCCCCAGCAAGAATGCAGCAGTTTAGCCACGAGCTAGGCGATGATGATGCACGTCTCCGATTAAGTCCAGGAAAAACATCCGCTCGTAGAGGACGTCAATATGATCAAAAAACGAGACAGGGTATAAAAAGAATAGAAGCTGAGTACGGCATTAAACTCAATGCTAAACAAATAACGGACGATAACCGCAACAAATTTTTAGAAATACAAATGACTCCCGAAATACGCGAAGCATTCCAAAAAGTGCTTATGAATAAAGGAGGAGAAGTGAATAATAGACCAATGATGCCCCTTCAATACTTTGATAAAGGGGGACAATCAAAAGATTTACTAGACCGTGGTGTAGAAGCCTACGAAGAAGCCCCCATCATAGCTCAGATAATAGCCGGAGAAACTCCAGCAGGATTCGCGGCCGATGTCGCCAGTGCAGCTAAATATGGCAGAGACGCAGTAAGATCTGTAGTAGCTGGACAATATGGTGACGCCCTTGCACCAAGCATCATGTCAGCGTTGTCCATAGTTGGTTTGATCCCAGGCATAGGTGCTCTCGGGACATTAGGTAAAAAATCAGTAGGACAATATCTCGGTAAGGTTAGGGGTAGAGGAGACTATGGTGTACAGGACACAGGCCATCATGCATACAGAGGTTTTAAGTTGGACCCCAACATACAAGGGGAAACCGCTCAGTATCAAGACCTAGCTAGAAGAATAAAAGAAGCTGAAGCCCAAGTTCCTGGAGGAATAGAAAACCCTCAACGTTCAATCACCATACCCGACCCAAGATCACAAGGTGCACAATTGTCTCAATCTCAAGGTGTCAGTGGCGGTGGAAGATATATTCAGGGTGGTCCACACCCAGACGATGTATATATTCAAGGAGCCGACGGTTCAGTAATGCTCGTAAACGAAACTACAGGAACTTCAAGAAAAATAGCGATAGACGGCATCCCAGAAGGTGCCCCCATAAGACAACCAGGAGGAAGAATGCAGATAAAAGATTCCACCATGCCTGGAGGTTCAAGACCACTCGGTGGTTATGCTCGTGGTGGCACAGTCAATCGACCATTGATGAATCTTAAATATTAATGAACCAACTGGATCAACTGCCTGAGGATGTTCTCAAAGAGCACCTAGAGTTAGCTGAAAGGCTAAAAGAAATACAAGAGATAGAAACCGCTCAAACAGATTTTTTAGGTTTTGTAAAATCTCAGTGGCCTAGTTTTATACAAGGCGCACACCATAAAACCATGGCCGAGGCATTTGACCGTATCGCTACAGGCAAGGTCAAGCGATTAATCATTAACATGCCTCCACGACACACGAAGTCTGAGTTTGCTAGCCATATGTTTCCAGCGTATCTCGTGGGCCGTAATCCATCTCTCAAGATATTACAGGCTACGCACACTGCAGACCTAGCGGTAAAGTTCGGCCGTAAAATTCGTGACTTGATGTTAACCGAAGACTATCAAAGAATATTTGATTCCGTAGCCATCAACCCTGATTCAAAAGCAGCAGGTAAATGGGAAACCCAAGATACTAAAAACCCCAAGCTCAAAGGTGAGTATTATGCGGCGGGTGTGGGCGGTGCGTTAGCGGGTCGCGGCGCGGATCTATTTATTATTGATGACCCCCACTCAGAGCAAGATGCACTTAACCCAAAGTCCATGGAAGATACTTACGAGTGGTACACCTCTGGACCACGGCAGCGACTTCAGCCAGGAGGGTCCATTGTCATAGTAATGACAAGGTGGAACGTCAATGATTTAACAGGCCGTTTATTAAAAGATGCAGCCCGAGATCCTAAAGCCGATCAGTGGGAGTTAATAGAGTTACCTGCTATATTGCCTAGCGGTAAACCACTTTGGCCAGAATACTGGGAGATAGATGAACTAGAAAGTGTTAAGGCTAGTTTACGAGGTGGCCCGAAATGGCACGCTCAGTACATGCAGAACCCCACCTCAGAAGAAGGCGCACTTATAAAAAGAGAGTGGTGGATGGAGTGGCCAAATAATGAGCCACCTAACTGTGAATATATTATTCAAAGTTACGACACAGCATTCTTGAAGTCAGAGATGGCTGACTATTCTGCCATAACCACATGGGGAGTGTTTTACCCAGAAGGTAGACTAGGCGGTGACGAGATCTACAACGGAGACGCACCGCACATTATTTTACTCGACGTGGTTAAGGGTAAGTACAACTTCCCAGAACTCAAGGGGCAAGCGTTCAAACAATATGAGCACTGGTCACCAGACGTAGTGATAATAGAAGGTAAGGCATCCGGTATGCCCTTAACCCAAGAACTACGCAACGTAGGTATTCCGGTTCAAAACTTCACGCCCTCTAAAGGCAGTGATAAGGTTGCAAGAGTCAATAGTTGTGCACCGTTGTTTGAATCTGGTATGGTTTGGCACCCCGATACCACTTGGGCACATGATGTTATTGAAGAATGCGCAGCGTTTCCTGCGGGAGACCACGATGATTTGGTTGACTCAACCACTCAAGCACTCATGCGTTTTAGACAAGGCGGGTTTATTAAGCTACCTAGTGACTACGAGGAAGAAGTTTTATACCGAAAGAAAATAAGTTATTATTGAGACATAGGAACCCAATACTATGGCAATAGAAGTTCAAAGATTTCCCAATCAAGGTAGTCCTCTTCTCGTAGAAGAAGAGGAGGAACTAATAGTACAACTGCCGGATGAGGAAGACTCGGAAGGTGGTGTTGAGTTCCAAGTAGGGCAAGATGGTGAAATGCTGCCCATGCCAGAAATGGCAGCAATGCAAGAACAAGAACACAACATGAATTTAGCCATGGTGCTAGATGATAGTTCTTTAAATGAGATTTCATCAGAACTTATGGGCTCTTTTGAAGAGGATAAGGAGTCAAGACACGAGTGGCTAACCACATTCAGTGACGGTTTAGACCTTTTAGGTATAAAATCAGAAGACCGTGACATGCCTTTTCCTGGTGCTAGTGGGGTAACCCACCCATTATTGTCAGAAGCAGCCACTCAATTTCAAGCCCAAGCGTATAAAGAGCTGTTACCACCCAACGGTCCAGTCAATACAAAGATCGTAGGACTAGAAACTCCCGAAATAATGGCACAATCTCAACGTGTCAAGGAGTTTATGAACTACCAAATCACAGAAGTGATGCAAGAATACGATCCAGACATGGATAGTTTGCTTTTTTACCTACCTTTGGCGGGTTCTGCCTTCAAAAAAGTCTATTTTGACTCACTATTAGGCCGCGCAACTTCGGCTTTTGTAAAAGCGGAGAATTTAGTCGTCAGTTATGACACAACTAACCTAGAAACGTCGCCAAGAATTACTCATGTCATTAATATGACCGGAAATGACATCAGAAAAATGCAATTAAACGGTATTTACCGAGATATTCCGCTTGGTTCGGCCGGAGAAGTCGAATATGACGAAGCAAAAGAGAAAATAGACGAATTACAAGGACTCAGTAAGCCTAGTAGCGACTATAACGAGTATACGTTACTAGAAATACACGTCGATTTAGAGTTAGAAGGTGTAGATGAGTATGATTTTGCTGTTCCATACATAGTTACTATGCTAGAAGACTCAAATGAAGTCCTCAGTATACGTCGAAACTGGGCCATAAACGACGAATTATTCCGTAAAAAAGAGTATTTTGTGCACTATAAGTTCCTTCCAGGACTCGGTTTTTATGGTTTCGGCTTGATTCACATGATTGGCGGGTTGACTAAGTCAACGACCTCTATTTTACGTCAGTTGATTGATGCGGGTACGCTCAGTAACCTTCCTGCAGGGTTCAAGGCACGTGGTATGCGGGTGCAAGGAGAAGATGAGCCGTTAAGACCCGGAGAATTTAGGGATGTAGATGTTCCTGGTGGTGCTATTAGAGATGCGTTAATGCCGCTGCCCTATAAAGAACCAAGTAGTGTTCTTAGTCAGTTATTAGGAATATTGATTGATTCAGGCAGAAGGTTCGCTAGCATAGCCGACATGCAAGTTGGCGATATCGGCAGCCAACAATTACCAGTAGGTACTACCGTGGCAATGTTAGAGCGCGGCACAAAAGTTATGTCAGCTATACATAAGCGGTTGCATTTTGCTCAAAGAAAAGAGTTTCGTCTCTTGGCTGGTGTATTCTCAAGATCCCTTCCCCCTAGCTATCCTTACCCCGTAGCTAACGCCAGTCAAGAGATCAAACAAGTAGACTTCGATGATCGTATAGATATACTTCCGGTTAGTGACCCTAATATATTCAGTATGGCACAACGTGTGATGTTAGCTCAACAAGAGCTACAGATGGCTCAAGCCGCGCCGGATATACACAATTTACGAGAAGCGTACAAAAGAATGTACGAAGCATTAGAGGTCAAAAATATTGAGCTACTCTTACCTGAACCAGCTGAGGTTCCACCAAGAGACCCAATAAGCGAACAGCAAGCCGCAATAATGGGACAACCTATAAAAGCGTTTGAGTTTCAAAATCATGATGCGTACATCGGTGCCCACAGTGCGTTTTTACAAAACCCACAAATGCAGCAAAACCCTGTGGCTCTTCAAGCTATTTCAGCTAACATACAAGAACACACAGCCATGGGGTATAAACAACAGATTGAACAAGTCCTCGGCCAACAGTTGCCACCCCTTGATCAAATGCAACAAATGCCGCCAGAACAAGCTCAACAACTAATGAATGAGATAGCACTAGCTGCGGCTAATGCTGCTCAACAGGTAACAGGCCAACAACAAGCATTGATACAAGCTCAACAAAATGCTCAAGTAGACCCAATAGTTCAGTTGAAGCAACAAGAACTTGCTCAGAAGGCTCAAGCCGACGCTTTACGAAGCGAAGTAGATTTAGCTAAAATAGAATCACAAGAGTCAATAGCAGAAATGAAAGTAGCTCAAGATAGAGAAGAAGCCCTGCTCAGAGCCCAAGGAGATATTAATAAAACGTATGGTCAAATATTGAGAGATGTTCGATCATCCGACTCTACAACAAAAGGTGCGTAAATGAAAGATACAACTAAATACAAAAGTGTGAGCTTTCCTGCTCCTAAAAAGATTAATCTAGCTGAACCAGTTAAAGGAACAACAATTCTTAACTCAACCAGCAAAAGCGTTTTTGGTCTTGGGCAAAAAACAGTCCAAGGTAAGGGTGCTGCTACAAAAGGCACAAAATTTAACACGAGTCCTAGCGGAGCAAGATAATGAACAAGAAAACAAGTAAATACAAAACCACAGGCGGTAAGCGCAAAGGTATGATGATGGGTGGTGGTGCTAAAAAGACTAAGTACAAAACCACAGGCGGTAAGCGCACAGGTATGAAAAAAGGTGGAAGAGCCAAAAGATAATGGCTAAAACAAAAAGACCCGGACTCTGGGCCAACATTAACGCTAAACGTAAAAGAATCGCTGCAGGAAGCGGTGAACGAATGCGTAAAAAAGGCGAGAAAGGTGCTCCAACAGAAGCACAAATAAAAACAGCTCAGGGTAAAAACCGTGGCGGTGAAGTTTTGAAAGAAGTACCTAAAGATAATAAAGGTCTTCGTAAGCTACCCAAAGAAGTAAGAAACCGTATGGGTTTTATGAACACAGGTGGCGAAGCTAAAATTAGAAAATCTAAGCATCGCGGTTGCGGTGCGGTGATGCCGGATAGAAGAAAGACCACTAAACACTGCTAGATGCCATACCTGATTAGTAACATTCCTCACTTTAAATGCTGGGTGAGGAAGGAGTTTACTGCTAATCATGAAGATTACCACCAAGAATACCTACACGCTTTAGCTATAGCCGTTAACACTATACCCGACCGATCTCTCAGTTTTCAAGTTGTTTTCACAGGCGCAGAAGTTCAAGGAACAAAAGAAAAGAATCTTCATGGTGGTGCCATGTGGGCAAGAATGCCTATACAGGGGTTAATAGCCGATATCCCAGTTGACGAGTGGGGAGAACCCATGGAAGATCATTTAGCACAACCGTGGGATTGTGAATCTAGACACCACTCTGTAGTAGTTATGGATAGGGTGAGTTCTTCACCGTGGTTAGCTAAAATAGACGGTGACTTTTACAGAGCGAAATACATGTTCACTGTAGACTACACAGATAACTCTATAGCTGATGATCCTGCCCAACACAAACAGTCCCACGTTATGTACATCACAGAAGATTGTAAATGGAAAGGAAATTTAGTAGCATTACCGAACAACAGAGTCAGAGCGACCAGCCCAGCTCTGTGGGTGACAGGAGAAGGAGCTCCAGATTTCACACCTTCTCAGTATATTCACTCAGCTGAGGGCCATGAAAGTTATCTCGACCCTGCTATAACTTTTAATAATTTGTACGAAGATTAATGCGTCGTAAATTTCCAAAAGTTAGTAAGACTAAAAAAGGCGTTCCTAGAGCATACCTCGCTGGAGCTAAGAATCCCAGCGCGAGAGAAAAAGAAATACTACGAACCAGAAAAAAGTATCTTTCCGGTAAAATGACTAAAGCCGATTACGAGGCTGTAGAAAAGTCACGAGCTAAAGACGCTAAGAAAAAACCGAAAAAGAGGAAAAAGTAATGGGAACTCCAGCATGCGTTAAAAAGTACGCTAAAAGCAGCGGTAAATCAGAAAGCACTCTCAATAAAGTATATAAGCGTGGTCAGGGTGCATTTTTTAGTTCAGGTTCCAGACCCGGACAAAGTTCACACAGCTGGGGCTGTGGAAGAGTAAGAAGTTTTGCTACAGGTAAAGGTGGAGCAAGAAAGGCTGACTCTGATTTAATAAAAGGCAAAAAGAAAAAGAAAAAGATGCAGTTTGGTGGAGCTGTTTCTAGAGGTAACGGCATAGTCCTGAAGAACCGTTTGAGAAAAACAAGGATGATGTGATGGCTGAATATCAAGGTAAAAAAGTAACGCTCAATAGACCGAGAGCTATTCGTAAAGGTGAACCTGGATACGGTAAAAAACGCAAAGTTGTTTTTGTTTCTAAATGCAGCAGTGACGGTAACAGAATTAAACGTATTACGTTTGGTGACGCTAACTTAGGCATGCACAAAGAAAACAAAAAACGTAAAAAATCTTATTGTGCTCGCAGCGGCGGCATAAAAAGCGATAGGTGTAGTGCTAATTACTGGGCACGTAGAGACTGGAACTGTTAGGTGGATCCACTTTATATAGTAGATAAAGTATTAAGAGAACTACGAAAAAGACAAGAGGACCTAACAGAAATCTTAGTGACTGGAGGAGTAAAGGACTGGGAAGCCTATCAGAAAATTTTGGGTGAACTATCAGGTCTTAGTTCAGCCGAGAGAATAATAATAGACCTGCAAAACATCAAGGAGCAAGAAGATGTCAGTTGATGCACCAAAACCGATACCAGATCACGTAGAGATGGTTAGGAACGTCGAAGCCAAAAAAGAGTTTAATCCAGAAACCGTTCATGAAGAAATAACTAAGTTGCCTGGCCCTACAGGGTACAGGTTGTTGATACTTCCTTTCAGCCAAAAAACAGTAACTAAAGGTGGAATCCACTTAGCTGAGTCTTACGTTGAAAAAGAAAGACTAGCTACGAATGTCGGTTTCGTAATATCCTTAGGGCCAGATGCTTACAAAGATGAAAATAAATTTCCTAATGGCCCATGGTGTAAGGAAAAAGATTGGATTATTTTTGGCAGATACGCAGGAGCCAGAATCAAAATAGATGGTGGTGACTTGCGCTTACTAAACGATGATGAAGTACTGGCGGTTATAAGTAACCCAGAGGATGTACAGTAATCACGCAATTAAAGGAGGCTAATCATGGCTGACCCCATGCAAGCAGAAGAATCAGTAGAGATAGAGCTAGAACCTACTGAAACAGAAGAAACAGAAGAGCAAACCCCTGAACTAGAAACATCACAGGCTGAAGTTCAAACCGCACCGCAACCAGTAGCAGAAAAATCTGAAGAAGAAGAAATAGCAGACTATAGCGAGTCTGTTAAAAAACGAATCAACAAGCTGACATATAAGATTCGTGAAGCGGAAAGAAGAGAACAAGCTGCGATTGAATATGCTAAGAATGTTCAAGAAAAATTAAACACTACTCAGGCATCACTTTCACAAAAAGATAAAAGCCTATATGATGAGTACAGTGCAAGAGTTGAAAGCCAACTTGCAGCTGCCGAAGATCGTTATAAAAAAGCACACGATCTCGGGGAAACAGATGAAATGTTGGCTGCGCAGAAGGATGTGGCAACGCTTGCTGTTGAGCTTGAAAGTTTAAATCGGGTTAAACCCGAACAACAAAAAGCTGAGCAACTTGTTGAAGTTCAACAACCTCAACAACAGTTTGCCCAACAGCCGCAACCCCAAGTGCAAGCACCACCGCCGCAACCTGATTCAAAAGCACAGGAATGGGCTAAGAAAAATGAGTGGTTCGGTAACGATTTGGCTATGACTACGAGTGCTTTCGCGTTTCATAGGCAGTTGGTTGAAAATGAAGGATTTGATCCAGCTTCTGATGATTATTATCAAGAAGTTGATAGAAGAATGGCAGAGGCTTTTCCCCACAAATACGGAGGAAAAGACTCACCAGTAACGAACGTTCAAGAGAATGTTGTTAATTCTAGCAGAGGAGTTAGAAGTGGAACAGGAAAAGGACGCACAGTCAAGTTAACACCGAGTGAGGTTGCAATAGCAAAAAGACTCGGAGTGCCACTTGAAGAATACGCTAAACACGTCAAAAGATAGGAGATAAAATGGTAGATAAAAATACCGCTACAGATCGAGCTCCACGATCTGCTGATAGTCGAGCTAAAGAAGCTCGCCCAAAACCATGGCGACCACCGTCTTTATTAGACGCACCAACGCCACCCCCAGGATTTGTATACAGATGGCTGCGCGAATCTATGGTAGGACAAGATGACAAAGCGAATATGTCTAAACGTATCCGTGAAGGATGGGAACCTGTTCGATCAGAGGACCACCCTGAGTTTGAAGCACCGACTATAGACGAAGGTAGACATGCTGGTGTAATCGGAGTGGGTGGGTTATTACTCGCAAAAATGCCAGTCGAAACCGTCGAACAACGACGTGCCTACTACAATCAAATGGCTACACAACAGATGGAAGCCGTCGACTCAAATTTAATGCGAGAAAGTGACAATAGAATGCCTCTCAGCAACCCTGAGAGGAGAACTCAAGTCACATTTGGTAAAGGAGGCGGTTCTTAAGAACCGTTAATTTTATAATTGGCTTTTAAGGTGAATTAAATGGCGAATGTCAACGACCCAAATGGATTCACACCAGCATACCATATGTCTGGAGGCACCATACGCCCTTCTGAGTTTCCTATTCAAAGTGGTGCTACTGGCGATATCTTTTCAGGTGACGTCGTAAAGCTCACAAGTGGATATGTACTTCAAGGAGGAGCAACTGATGCTCCACTAGGCGTATTTGGTGGCTGTGAATACCAAAACACTTCCGGGGAGGTAATCTTCACAAGAAGATTTGTCTCTGGTACAACAACTCTAGGTTCTGCAAACGTAAAAGCATATGTGTATGCTGATCCCAACATTGTTTATGAAGCCCAGTTCACTGGGACTCCTTCACAAGCAGATGTAGGAAAAGTACACACTATCTCTACAACTGCAGGTGATACCAACAACAACCGTTCGAAAGAAGGTGTGACTACGACTACCGCTAGTGGTATAGCGAAGTTAGTGGCTTATGTGGACCGTCCAGATAATACCGCTAATGCGCAATACGCTCGTGGGTATTTCATATTCCCAGCTTCTACTTACGGTAACGACTAAGAGGTGATTAGAAGTGGCTATTAATAGAGCACAACTGGTAAAGGAACTCGAGCCAGGACTGAATGCACTTTTTGGTCTCGAGTATAACCGTTACGAGAACGAGCATGCTGAAATTTTCGACACAGAAACTTCAGACCGTGCTTTCGAGGAAGAAGTGATGTTATCAGGCTTCGCACAAGCTCCTGTTAAAGGAGAAGGTGCGGCGGTAAGTTACGATACAGCACAAGAAACCTTCACGTCTCGTTACACTCACGAAACTATAGCTTTGGCTTTCTCTTTGACAGAAGAAGCTATCGAAGACAATCTCTACGATACGCTTTCCTCTAGATACACAAGAGCTTTAGCTAGATCAATGGCTAACACGAAGCAAGTAAAAGCTGCTAACGTGCTTAACAATGGTTTTTCAACCTCCTTCCCAGGAGGCGACGGTAAACCACTCATGACAACTGATCACCCAACCCTAACGGCTGGTGATCTTTCTAATGAGCCTAGCACCGCTGCGGATTTGAACGAAACTTCGTTAGAAAACGCACTGATCGACATCTCTGCATTCAAAGATGAAAGAGGTATAAAGGTCAACGTACAAGCTAGAAAACTGATTATTCCCCCTCAGCTACAATTTGTAGCAGACAGGATATTGAATTCTCCTGGTAGAGTGGCGACTTCAGACAACGACATCAACGCCATGAGAAACATGGGGATGTTGCCAGAAGGCTATACCGTTAACCATTATCTGACTGATACAGATGCATTCTTTATCAAAACCGATGCACCGAACGGGTTGAAGCACTTCGAAAGAGCTGCTATGACCACTGGTATGGAAGGAGACTTCGAAACTGGTAACGTTCGATACAAGGCGAGAGAAAGATACTCTTTCGGATTCAGTGATTGGCGTGGAATCTACGGATCTCCTGGTGCCTAGTACAGTTTCCTTGTAAACTGGTTAGAAAGGGATCTTCGGATCCCTTTCTTTTTTAAAATATCTACTATAGAATATTTTTTCTAGGTATCAACTACTGCTCTATAGACTGACCTAGCAGACAACGCCAAGACTATAGAGTTTCCCAAGGAGGAAAAATGGCAAAATCAACTTTCTCAGGTCCAGTTAAATCACTAGCAGGTTTTATTTCTGCTGGTAACGCTGTAGTGGTTAGTCTAACAGCGGACACTTCTTTAACTGTGGCTTCACACGCTGGTAAAGTATTAACATGTAATGATGCAGACGGTAAATTCACTTTACCTAGTATTGTAGCCACTGCTCCTGGACGAGATGACGATCCGAATCAGCTCAATAATTTAGGTGCAAGTTTCTTGTTTGTAGTGGAAACAGCTGCCACAGACATGGACATTTTAACAGACGGCACGGATAAATTTGTAGGTGGTATTTACACTGGTGTTAACAATGCCACAGGTAAGACATTTATATCAGGTGCGTCTAATGATGTTGTCACTTTAAACGGTTCAACTAAGGGTGGCCTAGCTGGTAGCATAATCAGGGTAACAGCTATAGCTTCCGCTAAGTATGCGATAGAAGGCATAACATTAGGTTCTGGAACCTTAGTAACACCATTTGCTGACGCGTAATTAGGAGTAAACCATGGCTGATGCAGTAACTTCAACAACTATAGTTGATGATGATAGAAAAGCTGTCATACAGCTAACCAACACATCTGATGGCACAGGTGAGTCGGCTGTCACTAAGGTAGATGTAAGTGCTCTCGCCGCACGCAGCTCAGATGGAGCTGCGTGCACAGGTTGCAAAGTAGAAAGAATAAATTACTCAACATTCGGTATGAGTATTAAACTTTTGTGGAACGCTACTACAAACACAATATGTTGGGATTTAAACTCTGACTTCAGTGATGATGTTGATTTTTCTTACATGGGCGGCTTGCAAAACACCGCTGCCGCTAGTGGGAAAACGGGTGACATTAAGCTAACAACTACGGGACACGCCAGCGGAGATTCTTACGTTATTGTTTTGACAGTAATTAAAGAATACTAATTCATGGCTACCTCTGGCACTAAAACATTTCAGCTAACAATAGCTGATACGATAGAGGAAGCCTATGAGTTAGCTGGTTTAGAACTTAGAACGGGATATGACGCGGAGACTGCTAGAAGGTCTTTGAATATTATGTTCGCAGACTGGTCTAACAGAGGGGTTAACCTCTGGACAATAGAGCAGGTAACCACAAACCTCACCGCAGGCACTAATAGTTACACACTGAACTCTTACGATATAGACATAGTATCCGCAGTTATACGACAAATAGACGGATCCACTACAACAGACCTTCAACTCACAAGAATAGGTAGAACAGAATATCTAAACATACCAGATAAATCTTCTACAGGAAGACCAAACCAGTTGTTTTTAGATAGACAAACCACGCCTGTTGTTAAGTTGTGGCCTACCCCAGACAGCACATACACATACAGATTGGTTGCTAACACCATTCAAAGAATAGATGATGCATCTGCTTCTGCACAGGATCCAGAAATTCCTTCAAGGTTTATGCCTTGCATGGCCAGTGGGTTGGCCTACTATATCGCATTAAAACGCAACCCAGAAAAAGCAGCGATATTAAAAACTCAATACGAACAAGACTTTAAACTTGCAGCTGATGAAGATCGTAATAGAACTTCTCTACATTTTGTCCCGACTAGGAGCTATATCTAGTGGCTTATGCGGTCGGAAAATACTCACAAGCTCAATGCGATAGATGTGGATTTGTCTATAAGTATTTAGAAATGAAAATGGAGTGGAACGGGTTAAAAGTTTGCCCTGACTGTTACGAGCCTAAACAGCCACAGTTACAACCTTCGAATGTACCTGCAGACCCCGAGGCGTTAAAACAACCTAGACCCACAGAATCTGCTCCCACTGCGGGATATGGAATTGTGCGGTCTGGAAACACTAAGAACGCTGATGGAGTCACAGGACTTTCTATGGATGTAGCCCATAATGATGTTATAGGATCAAGTTTTTACATGGAAGAAGTGACAGGTAGCGTCGGCACTGTCACAGTAACCACGGGTTGATGAGATGAGTTGGACATATTCTTCATTAAAAACCGCAATACAAGATTATTCTGAGTCCACGGAGTCGACTTTTGTTACACACTTAGACGACTTTATAAAAACATCGGAAGAACGTATTTTAAAAGCCGTTCAGCTAGACGACTTTATAAAAAACGTAACAGGCACAGCGACAGCTAGTTCTGCATATTTAGGAGCACCTACTGACTTCCTATCCCCCTTTAGTTTAGCCGTTATAGATAGTAGTTCTAACTATAATTACCTATTACTAAAGCACCCAAGTTTTATTCGGGATTACACACCCGCATCCTCTACAACAGGGACACCAAAGTATTACGCAGAGTTCGACGAAAATACTTTTATATTGGCTCCTACGCCAAATTCAAACTACACTTTTGAGTTACACTATTTTTATAGGCCATCATCCCTTACTTCGGCAGGTGATTCCGGTACAACTTGGTTGTCAACTAACGCTCCTAATGCTTTACTGTATGGTGCTTTAGTAGAAGCCATGATGTATCTAAAAAATTACGAGACATCACCAATCTATGAGACAAGATTTCAAGAAGCGTTAGCTTTGATGAAAAATCTCGGGGAAGGTAAATCTACCCGAGATCAATATAGATATGACCAAGTAAGGAGAACACCACAGGCATGAGAATAGAAAAACTTGACGGGGCGAATATCGCCATCGTCGCTATGGGCGAGAGTCAACTCGATTACCACCTAGCGATATCACACGGAAACGAATTTGATGAAGTCTGGGCAATCAATGCTATGGCAGGGATTGCTAGACAAGTAGATCGAACCTTTATGTTGGACCCAGCCAGTCGCTTTCTTGACACAGATGATGCAGGTAGCCAGACTAAATTGATGAGAAAAGTATTAAAAACTCATCCTGGTCCAATCTATACATGTGAACTAGACGAACGATGTGAAAACTTAGTTGAGTTCCCTCTTTTAGAGGTTGTCGAAGCCACTGGAAGTTCTTACTTAAACAACACTGTTTGTTTTGCTATTGCTTTTGCTATGTATAACAAAGTTGGTAGAATCAATATGTTCGGCGTAGATTTTACATACAAAGGTAATCTGCATTTTGCAGAAGCAGGTCGCGCTTGTGTTGAGTTTTGGTTGTCTAAGTGTATAACTTCGGGAATAGTTGTGAGTGTTGCTCCTAGGTCTGGCTTGCTTGACACGGATGTTCCTATACAAGATAAAATCTACGGGTATCATAGGTTGAATAACCCACCAATGATTTTACTCAATCCTGAAACAAATGAGTTTTATAAAACAGGGTTTATAGAATACACCGAAGCAATAGAAGAGGAGAATCGAAAAACAGCCGAATTAGTACCGATTTTAAGTACTCCTCCTGAAGCGAAAAGGTATTAATATGATAGAAATAGACACAGTGAGTAGTATCGGAAGCGTTATCGTGGATACACAACAAAACCGAGGACACCCACCAGAGTACTGGGCAGAAAGAGCAACAGATAGAATTTGTGGTATTTCAGAAAATGCTGAGGGCCATGTGAGACAACAGGCCCAAGCCTTCCGAGTAGCTATTTATTCGACAATACTTTATTATATTAAAGAGAGCATCAATAGTGAGCGATGCACTATGCGGAATATCCTGACTCGTCAGGGCCATGAGGATTTAGCTAAAATATTAACGGAGTTAAAATAGATGGCCATTACATCAACATTAACAACCAGCTTTAAGAAAGAGCTATTAGAAGCAGTGCATAACTTTAAAAACTCAGGTGGAGACACTTTTAAATTAGCATTGTACACTAGTTCTGCTACTATGGGAGCGGCCACAACAGCATACGCTACCACTAACCAAGTTACCGGAACTAACTACACAGCTGGCGGTGGAACTTTGACTAGAGTAGACCCAACTAGTTCAGGAACAACTGGGTTCACAGATTTTGCTGATCTTACGTTTGGTACAGCTACAGTTACGGCCAGAGGATGTTTGATATACAACAGCACTGATTCAAATAAGTCGGTAGCGACAATTGATTTTGGTGGAGATAAAACCTCTACAGCTGGAGACTTTACAATAGTTTTTCCTGCCGCTGCAGCTAGTACAGCTATTATACGAATAGCCTGAGGTTAGCCTATGGCTAGTATAACTGGTTGGGGCCGAGGAACATGGGGCTCTGACACTTGGGGTGAGCCTAACCCTGTAACACTCACTGGGCAATCAGCCACAGGTGCGGTCGGTTCTCTTACTTTCATACTTGAAAACAATGTATCTGTAACAGGAGTATCTGCTACAGGTGCGGTCGGAACCCCCACGTTTGACGCTGCAGCTAACGTAACCCCAACAGGACAGTCTGGAACCTCAGCTCTAGGAACAACATCAACTTCAGCTGCAGCTAACGTAACCCCAACAGGTCAAGCAGGTACAGGTGCGGTCGGAACCCCCACGTTTGACGCTGCAGCTAACGTAACCCCAACAGGTCAAGCAGGCACAGCAGGTGCTCCAACAGCTGGGGTAAATGGTCAAGCGATAGCCGTTTTGCCAACTATGGTCGGTACAGTCGGCACAGTTGGTGTGGATGTTGATGGTGAGGCTAATGTTCCAGTTACACTATCAGCTGCTACTGGTGCGGTAGGCACCCTCACCTTTATATTCGGTATGAATGTCTTTCCAACAGGACAATCAGCAACAGGAAGCGTTGGTACAGTTACGTTTGACGCTGCCGCTAATGTTTCTTTGACAGGGGTATCAGCAACAGCAGGGGAACCAATGATCAACGTATGGGGGTTAATTGACGACAGTCAAGACCCAAATTGGTCGGCAGTTAACGACAGTCAAGACCCAAGTTGGACAGCTGTGAGCGATAATCAAGACCCAGCCTGGGAAGATGTCGCTTAACTATAAATGAAAAAAGTATTATAATCGATAGATAGCAAAGGATTATAGATATGGCCAGCACATATGTAAATGATTTACGGCTCAACGAGATGGCTACAGGAGATGGTAGCGGTACGTGGGGCACAACAACGAACACTAATTTGGAGCTAATTGCTGAAAAATTTGGGACAGGAAGCGAGGCTCTTTCGGACGCTAGTACAGCAACCATTACGATGGCTGACGGTGCTAGTGATGCATTTCGCTCTTTGGCCCTCTCTCTCACAGGCTTGCACAGTCACGTTAGCTCCAAATACTCTTTCTAACGTATGGGTGGTTCAAAACTCCGCTGGTGACACAGTTACACTAAGCCAAGGTACAGGCGCAAATGTGGTCATACCAAACGGCGGTATCCGCATGGTTGCTACAGACGGTGCTGGTTCAGGAGCAGCGGTTACTGATGTACTCGACGTACTAGGCGGTACAGGCAACGTAGGGCTTGGTAGCGGTGCGTTTGGCACAGGGCTTACCACAGGTACAGATAACGTAGCTATCGGTGAAGCTGCTGGCGATGCCCTGACCACTGGGTCTGACAACACTTTGATTGGAGACAATGCGGGTGGCGCATTGACAACTGGGGGAAGTAACGTAGCTGTCGGCTCTAGTGCGCTTCTTACTGAAGATGGGAATGGTAACAATGTTGCAGTAGGTTTTGAGGCACTTAAAGTATTAAATGCTGGTACGGATGGTTATAACGTAGCTATTGGTTATCAAGCGGGCGCATCAATCACTACGGGTACGTCAAATACTTTGATCGGTGGAGTTTCTGGAGACGTTATAACAACAGGATCGAACAATGTTGGTGTCGGAATTAACTCGTTAGGTGCGCTTACAACGGGGAGCGAAAATATAGCCATCGGCACTGCTGCTTTAGATGCAGCTACTACCGCAGATGCTAACGTAGCTATTGGACATGGTGCTTTAGGTGCTAACACTTCAGGCACTAACAATACTTCAGTTGGGCATAGTGCATTAGATGCTAACACCACAGGCGCATCAAACACGGCTATTGGTAAAAGTGCTTTAGGAGCGAGCAATGGTGATTCTAACACCGCAGTCGGGAAGGGTGCTTTAGAGGCAAACACCACAGCGTCTGACAATACGGCTGTCGGGGCAAGTGCTTTAGAGTCTAACACCACAGGCTCAAATTTAACGGCAGTAGGGAAAAGTGCGCTTCTAGCCAACACCACGGGAAATAACAACACAGCAGTGGGCAAGCAAGCTGGAACTTCTATAACCACAGGCAACACGAACACGGCTGTTGGTAAGGGAGCCTTGCAGTCTAATAGTACAAATAGCGCAAATACAGCGGTTGGAAACGATGCTCTTACAAATAACACAGCAGCAAATAACACGGCTGTTGGAAAAGATGCGCTTTTATCAAACACCACGGGAACAGAAAACACCGCAGTTGGAGCAACGGCTTTAGATGCTTTAACTACTGCATCAAACAACACCGCGATTGGCTATGATGCTCTTTCTGCTAATCAGACGGGCGAGGGAAACACGTCTGTAGGCTCCCACTCGCTTCAAGCTAATACAGGTGCTGGTTACAACACTGCTGTTGGACACAATGCACTCAAAGTATCTAGTACTGGAAACAGTAACACCGCAGTGGGGCAAGGTGCTGGGGATGCTGTAACTACATCGTCAAATAATGTCTTAATAGGTAATGACTCTGGCGGCTCTTTAACTACTGGAGGTAGTAATACTGCTGTTGGAAAAGATACTATTTCTCAAGCTACCACTACATCTCAGCTAGTTGCTATGGGGTTTAAGGCTTTAACTGCTTGTACGGGAACAGGCAACAATGCTTTTGGTTATTTAGCTGGTGAGGCTGTAACAACGGCAGTTCAAAACACGTTTGTTGGTCATGCTGCGGGTTATAATGTAACAACAGGAAACAACAATGTATTTATGGGTTACGGTGCTGGGGACGCTTGTACTACTGGAACACCTAATGTCGCAATCGGC